TGAGGAAGCCCAAGCCACGTGCATTGACGGGGAGCATCTCCCCTTCTTCGCCGCGGCTGCCGCCTACATGGCGATCGAGGCACAGCAGTTCCTCAAGGGAGGAAGGAAGCGTAGCTTCCAGCTCACACCTGCCGGAGTCATCCGGTTGGCGTGAGCTCGAGGGCCTTCGGGCCCTCTTCTTAGCCCTTTGTCTACTGAACGGATTTGACAGGATCGTTCAGGAAGTGGATACTGCCTTCATCATGACGCGCACCAACAGACTCACGTTCCTCTTACGCGGCCCGCACCTTCTGCAGGGGCTGCTATCTCTGTTGCGCTAGTCAGCCCCCGACAACACAGAATCCCCTGCACTGCTTCGGCGGTGCAGTTGTGATGAGCTCCTCCGCGGAGAGGCTCATCCACGTCCACGGATGGCGGAACTTGGCAGACGCGCTGGCTTGAGGGGCCAGTGGGCCGAAAGGCTCGTGGGAGTTCGATCCTCCCTCCGTGGACCATGCACGAGTGGCGGAACTTGGTAGACGCACTGGTTGGTGTGCTAGAGTGTATACCATGAGAACCAAATACACTCGAGAGGCTGTTCAGGGAGCGGTGTGGAAATCAACCAGTGTGTCCGCCGTGGTGAGGTCGTTCGGTAGAAAGCTGGGAGGTGGCAACATTGGATATATGGGTGCTTTGATTCGGCACTACGGGATCGACACTTCCCACTTTCTTGGTAGGGGCAGCAACTGTGGGGCAAGGCACAAAGGCGGTGCTGAGAAACTGCACTGGAAGAAGGTTCTAGTTCGGGGAAGGCGAGGGGACCGAAAAGAGAAGATCTTCAGACTACGTCAGTCAATGATCATGTCTGGCATGTCCTACACTTGTAAAGAGTGCGGGGTGGGGCCTGAATGGCAAGGAAAGGAATTGGTGCTCCAAGTTGATCACAGGAATGGTGACCACACAGATAACCGCAGGAGCAACCTGCGGTTCCTTTGTCCCAACTGCCATTCCCAAACAGAGACTTGGGGCACGAAGAACAGTGCTCGGGTGGCGGAAACAAAAAGGTAGACGCACGGCGCTCAGAACGCCGCGGCCTAAAAACCATGAGGGTTCGAGTCCCTCCCCGAGCACCACTCTCCTCGTGCACCATTCGAGCGCAGGTGGTGGAACTTGGTAGACACGCCGGGCTCAAACCCCGGTGGCCCGAACAGGGTCTTGAGGGTTCGAGTCCCTCCCTGCGCACCAACCATAGGTGTCCCAGAAAGCGGACATGCAGCGGTGGCGAAAGAGGTAGACGCGGCGGCCCTAAACCCCGCTGGGCAAAGCCCGTGAGGGTTCGATTCCCTCCCGCTGCACCACTTAGGCGGCCAAGGCCGTCTTCAATACAGGGCTGAGGCGTTCGTTGACGAACTTCTCCTGGTCCTCGAGCGTCCAGCCCTGGCAGTGGACGTGACCACGGCTCTGAGCAATCGCACAGTAGAGCAAGGTGGCCTTCCTCTTGGCCAAGAATAGCCCCTGGTACGTGCTCGAGCATGGTGGCTGCTGGGCCGGGTCCCGGTAGGTCTTCTTCAGGGCTTTGAGCTCAGCCTCGAGCTCGTAGATCATCTTCAGCACTTCTTCTCTCATGACTGTCCTCCATAAAGCCGGAGATGGCGTAGTGCCCTCCGGACGGTTGAACGGGGAAGGGGGCGAACGCCAATGGCCATGGCTGCACCACACCAGGGGGCATCAGGCTCTCTGATGACTCGGTGCTCGAGACCGGCGCCGGCGAGCTCCTTGGCCACCTCCAGGAGCTCGAGCTCACTGGGGGCAGCCAAGACTATGGCGAAGGTGTCTGGAGGCAGGGAGCCCGTGGAGGACTCACCTGCAGCATGGACGATCTGCGCAGCCGCCGCACCGACAGGAAGGTCAGAGCGAACTACGACGTAGTGGGCGAGCGGTTCTGGGTTAGCAATGCTTCATGAAGACACGGTACCGAATGTTGCTCGAGCTTGCAAGAGATGGCGCCCACGGAGGGATTCGAACCCTCACCCTCCAAGGTCATTACTCTTGGCGCTCTGCCGTTGAGAGCTACGCGGGCTCGAGGACAACCCCTACAGCAAAAAGGTGCCCCCGCCAAGCAGGCCAACTTGACGGGGGCAGGGTCAAGAGTCCGGGAGACCAGTCCTCGGAGACACTCAACCCAACTCAGGGCTGTGGAGGGGCAAGACGAGGAGCGTAAGCTCGAGAGGATTGGATTTCCTTGAGCTTAGCCCGAGGGGCAGCGAGATTCTGCAGGCGGCCGTCGGTGCCGGCGGGGTTGGAGGTCAACAAGTGAGCTCCGCCCTCGCCGGCGAGACCGGGGATGCCGGGAACACTGGCGGCCTCCTTCGAGAGCGCGCCAGCGACTCTGGAGGCCCTAACCAGCATCACGATGATCAAGCTCCGATAGCCGTGCCTTCTGGGGCGCCGAGCGACACGAGCGGCAGGGCGCTGACCGCCACTGCGTACGCACGCTCGAACTGCACCGCGGCGTTCTCCTGAATCACGGTGCCCTGTGCATCCGTAGCCAGCGTGTGGTTCGGGATGTAGCAGGACTCCATGTAGACGGAGCCCACCGTGTCCTCGTTGCTGTCGCGCAGGTACAGCATGACGCCGACGGGCTGCGTGAACAGGTCAGAGGCCAGGTTGAGGTACAGGTTCTCGTAGCCTGGGGCGATCTTGACGTCGTGGGGGTTGGCCACGGTCAAGGCACCGACGTTGTCCGCCCCAATGACCGACGGGATCACGGTGGGAGGGAACAAGTCTTGGTAGTAGGCGTAGAGGACTCGCAGGAGCGACGGGCCATGATACATGATGCGGCTCAGACCCAACTGGCCGACAGTGCGTCCCGAGATGAAGAAGCTCCGCTCGGAGCCAATTTCCCAAACTCGGTTGAACTGCCGGTTGTGGTTGAGGCTGAAGTTCTGCACGATGCCGATGGGGTAGACGATGTCATCGACCGCCCCTTGCGCCACAGTGCCCACACCCAGGTTGGCCAGTCGCGGTGGTCCCGCAGCCAGCATTGTGAACGATGCGTTCAAGAACTGGCCGTCGACCAGTCCTGACTGAACGTACCGTTGGTACGGTTGCCATTCGCTAAACTTGGCCATGTTGTCTCTCCTTCTACCTCAAAAGCCTACCAGCTCCAGGTCAGCTACGATACCTCTCAGGCGACGTAGGTGATCTGAACGTAGACGATGTCCGTCGCCACTGGGTCAGTCGCACCACCGTTGAGGTCGACCGTGACTGCATTGCGCGCCGGCACATTGGTCAGAATGATCGAGGCCGCCTTGCCGGTAGCGTCGACGGCACCTGCAGCACTCGTCACGAGGATGCAGGACGAGCTCACGACCTTGCCGGGCACCACGAGATCGAAGTCGTTGGCGAGGTTGTTCGCATCGACCGTGATGACGTGAGTCGCACGCTTGACGCCGAAGTTGCCCCCGGCCATGCCCAGGTTGGTCTGGTCCCACACCACCGCCGAGGTCAGCGTGTTGGCCAGCACCTTGCCAGGCTTGGTGCCTGGGTCGACCACACCACCGGGGCTCACCGCACATTCGATGTGCAGCCAGTCGGTGTTGTAGATCGACGCCACGACGTTCTCTTTGCCCTTGGCACTGTAGGTCGTGCCCAGGCCAGCCGCGCCGTTGATGGCCGCGATGATGTTCGCCAGCGCTGCCGCCGCGCTCACACCACGGAGGACGCCGATGTGCGTGCCGGTCTGGCTGCCCAGAGTCGCCACGAACTCGTACACGTCACCGCCGATAGAGATGGTGTCGGCCGCGGTCGGCTGAGTGTTGAGGCGGACGTTGGCTTGCGCCACGGCAGCTCCCGACTCCTCGCCTTCCAGTGCAGTGAACGCCTCTTCGACGTCCGCACGCAGGTCGCCGATCTCTCCCGACAGGCCACCTTGCCCACGAACGAGGTGGGGCTTGGCGGCGTTCTTCGCGCTAAATGCTCTTGAACCCATGACAGTCTCCTTTGTTCACCACCAAGGTGGCTAAGTTCTTCCGATCAGATGATCAGTGTGAGCCGGATGTAGTTGCAGGGGAACGGAACATCGAGCGTCACGTCGATGAGCACCGTGTCCGGAGCGTCCGCATCCTGGATCAGGTTGTTGATGTCCGCACCGATGAGCACACCGCTCTCGATGAGGAAGTTGAGCTGACCTTGGACCACCGTCGACAGGTTGTCGAGGAAGCCCTGTGTGATGTTGGATCGCCCGATGAAGTTGCGCATGCCAGCGCGCATGAACTTCGCCGTGTAGTCCACCACCTTCGTGATCGACAGCTCGCGAGTCTCGATGGACGTGGTGTCCGTCGAGAGCTGGTGCCGGCAGATGACCGGAGCGCCCTGCACATCCTGGATGAGGATGTAGACCCCACCAGCCGCCATGATGTTCATCTGCTTGTTGGTGAACGAGTCGTTCGAGCCAACCGGCCGAGTGAGACCCGTCATGGGGTAGTTGGTGAAGCCCTGTTGCGGCGGGAGCTGGCCCACCATGCCGACGATGCACGCCGTGCCGTAGTAGCCTTCGACCACCTGCTCGAGCCCGGTGACGTTGATGGCCACCAGGTCCGGGAAGACGTAGAAGCCACGGCGGAACCCGTACGCTGACGCTGCACCCTGGACCGTCTCCGCGATCGCGTTGCGATCGGGCTTAGTGGTGCCAGGGATCAGCAACTGCGAGCCGCGGATTGCCACGGTCCAGTCGTCGCTGATGACCGTCGTCGGGAACGCTGTCGTGCTGAAGAACGAGTCGTCGTTGCCGTCGCCGGAAGCGAAGGTCGTCCGCAGCTTGAGGAGCGTACCGTTCGTGACCTGCTCGATGAGGTAGTACTTATCGGTCGTGCCGATGTCCAAGTACACCTCATTCTGGATCGCGCCCGTGACGGGGTTGATGAGCAGATTGGGGTCGATGCCCGCTGCGATGAGTGCTGGGGCGAGGTTGACCTCGAGCGTGCACTCGTTCGCGTTGGCCGTCGTGTTCACGTCCGTGCCCGAGCCGAGCAGAGTCGGGTTGGCACGATCCGGGACCGGCGGGTTGAAGAAGTAGATGCGCTCACCCTTCTGCTCGGGCTCGGACATCACGTTGACGTGCGTCAGGAAGGTCTGGTGCACGGTGCTGATGTGCGAGGCCGTTGCCAGCGCGTAGACTTCCTCGTTCTCGAGGAACTCAGCGCACTTGGCGTAGCCGAGAGGCGTGCCATCCGGAGCATCAGCCGAGACCTCGGGAACGCCAATGGCTGCCACAGTGGATGCCGGAGCGTTCAGGAGGGCCAGGTACGCCATCAAGGCGCCGGGGTTGTCGGTGCTGATCGGGTCAGCCGCCGTCTCCAGCGTCGAGATGTCATTGATGGTCAAGAGGGCAGGCTTGTCAGCCTCGGGGCTGAGGTCGAGACGCAGACCCTTGTACGCGATGACGATGGGCGCGAAGCCCGGATTGAACGGAACGCCCGTCAACCCATCACGCAGGATTTGGCTCTGGATGACTGCAGCGCCAGTGATGTCGATGGCGAGGTCCGGAGCCGGACGCCCGTTGCCAACACTGCTCGCCGCCGGAGTGAGGCCGAGGATCGTGTTCGCGGTCCCACTGCCGATGAGGATCTTGGACGCCTCACCCACCTTGGTGCTGGTGAGCTTGAGGAACGGTGGGCTGTCACTGCTGGCTGCGGCCACATCCGGGGTGGATGCGTTGATCTTGTCGATGATCGACTGCAGTGAAGTACCGGCGTCGTCCTGGTCTTTCTGTAGGGTGACGCCCCAGACCTTCGGATTCTGGTCGATGGACCAGAGGAAGGTCTTGCCGTTGAGGTCCGATGCCGTACCAGTAGTCACACCAGTCGGAAGGGATGCGACATCCGTACCGCCGGTCTTGTTGATGCTGGCAGTGATACCAAAGTTCTCGCCTCGGGTGCGAATCGCGAAGTACGTGCCAGTGGCACTCTCCACGCCCGTCGAGGTAGCCTTGTACGCTTCCGTGTACTTGGACTTGCTGTTCCAGTCAGCCACAACTGCTGCCAGAGTGGCGAGACCAGCAGCCCACGCGATCGTCTCTGGAGTCTTGGCCACACCCAAGACGGTCGTGGTGATGAGGTTTGTCTGGGCCGAAGTGGCACTGGTGACCGGGGCCGCACTGACCTTGAACGCAGCAGTACCCGGACGGAACCGAATGTCCTCACCGATGTCGCCAAGCGGCAGTGAGGTGAAGCCGAGGGCCACAGCCACAGTCGATGAGGTGATGGTGATGGCGCCACCGCTGCCCGCATTGGTCGGCTTCGCACGGAAGCCGAGATGCGTGGCGAGACCGGAAGAAGCCACCTGATCGCCCACATCATTCGAGAGGTAGACTTCGAAGTTGACCGCCTGGCTGTTGATGTCCGTGACGGCCGCACCGAGAGTACCCCAGTTGCCCGCGCCCGAGCTCACTGTCTCCGTGGGCTGAGCCACTCCAGCGACCACGCAGTTGACTGTGATGCTCTCACTTGGAGAGGCCGTGCCGGTGAACGAGCTCTGCGGAACCACAAAGCCCACGCTTGCGGCGTAAGCGGCCAGGGTGCCAGTGAGGCTGCCCGCACTGCTGGCACTGGGTGCCGGGTACACGAGCTCATTGGCTTCGACCCACACACGACGAGGGGCGAACTTGGCATCTTGAGAGATGAGATTCTGCTCGACCTCCATGGTGAGGAGGGCACTCTCGACGACCGCCACCTTGCCGATGGCGATACCGTCTGCGATCACGTCGTCCCCTACCAGGATGTTGGCATCCAAGAAGCTGGGGGCCGTAATGACCGCGGTGCCCATGCTTCCAACGGTGCCCTGGAGGTTGCCGGCGTAGACCGAGAGCCTGGGGCTCGTGCTGTCGCCGTCGCTATCGTCCTGGGCGTAGAAGCCCGAGCCGACAGCAATGCTGTCATCGGCCGCACTGAAGCCGAGACGATCGGTTCCGGTGTTGGCCGAGCCCGCCTTGCGGACCACGACCGACGCGCCGGCGCCGAATCTCGTTGAGGTGAGCTGGAGCTTGCCCGAGCTACCCGCGGCAGTCCTGGAAGCCAGACCAGGTACCAGAGCATTGATCTGGTCCACGATCTGGTCGAGGGACAGGCGACCCCCTGGGGTCGTAGCCGCGAAGGTCACGGTGATGTTCTTCGCCGTCGGCAGAGTGCCGGCAGTGGGAGGCAACGCCGTGTGGCTGTCGATGAGCATGATGAGCGTCCGACCGTCGAGGTCGTAGCCGCCCGTAGTCGAACCTTCAGTCGTGGAGCCCTGAACGTAGGGCTCAGTTGCCACGGCTGGGTCGAGGAAGTTCGTCAGGAAGGCTGACGTGCGAGAGAGCTCGCGCAGCGCCCCACCGAACTCGAAGAAGACTCGAATGGTCTCCTCGAGCACGTTCACCTCGTCAATGTTCTTGCGAGGAGAGGGGAAGGACGACTGCAAGACCGTCTGGCCAAGCTGATCGTACAAGGTCGGGAGCTTGGCGTCGGAGTTGAGCGTTCCATCGCTCTTCGTCGCCTCGATGACCTCAAAGAATGGTGCGATCACGCAGGGCACCAACGTCGGAGTGACGATGGTAGGCGACGCAGAGGCGAACTGTTGTACGACCTCTACTCCTGGGCGAGGAAGCTCTGTTGCCATGACTTACTCCTCTCCTTCAAACTTGGCGTCCTTCACCGTTTGGTTCAGGACTGGGTCTGCTGGCTTCGTCTGAACAGGCACTACCGGCTTACCGTACATCGACGCTTGCTTGATCTGCGCAGCATCTCCTGCGCTGAAGCGTTTTGCTGGTGGTGATACGCCCAAGTTCATAGACATCTGCCTGAAAACATACGATGAGTCCCTTATAAGCCACTGCGGTTGCCAATAGAACGGGATTGTTACAACAACGCTCACGATCTTTTCTTCAGAGAGCGGACCCGTGTACGCGGTCGGTCCCGACTCGGCACTGATGCGATGCTTCATCCCCACCTGGTGCAAACCTCCACCTTTGATGAGAACGCGACGATAGACATTCGTGAAGTAGGAGGCGTTCCAAGCCAATCTACGGGCGTGCATGCCTTCACGGCACTGACAATGGAACGACATGGTCGCGGAGTAGAGATCGCTGTGCTTTCTCTCCCCGTTCGACATCATCTTCTGATTCATGAGCTGGTCGATGCCCAGAACCGCCCACTCACCCTCGCCGAATACACATGTTATATGTGGTTTCTTCTCTACTGCCTCGAGACGAGGCTTCTCGGCTGTGATGAGTAACTCAGTGGTCTCTTCGTTGGGACGCCACTTCATCCCCCAACCTTCAGGGGCATCACGGAAGAGGTTCTGCAGAAAGTACACGAAGACCCTCGTGAGCTGCAGCATCGGATCTTCGGCAAGGGACAATGTCGTCCCACGCTCGAAGCCGCTAACTGTTGCGCTTGAGGGCATTCGTCTCCGCTCTCTCTGCCTGACGCATAGCGTCCCAAAGGGCAAGTGCGCCGATCGCACTCAACCCACCTGTTGCGAACCCTACGTTTCTCCGTGTGGCTTCAGTCCAAGCCTTCGGGAGGATCTTGGGGAGGAGCTTCTCGCCGGCGAGGAACCCTGCCCCAGTACCCAGACCATGTCCGAGGCCGAACTTGAGGGCGCTCTTGAAACGCTCCTTGGCCATCGGGGGGAACTGGGACTTGAATGGACGACGTCCTTCTTCCTCATCCTGCACAGGGGCAGCACTGGCCAGCTCGGGTACGCCGAGAGGCTCATCTGCCTCAGCCTGCTTGATGAGCAGGAGTTCGTTGGCGAACGCTGTGAAGCTCGGACTCACAATTCCTCCAACAGGTCTTTCACGGAGTCACCCGGCTCGGCCTGCAGACTCATAGGTCTGGTCAATGCACGACGAGGAGAATGCTGTGCCATGAGATCAAAGTCCACAGGTACCTTGAACTTAATGTCGTCCTTAGCGAGCTCCCATAGCTCGAGCTCCTGACGAATCGTGCTGCGTAGTTTCTCAGTGCCTGACACTTTGTTCACCAACCATCGTCTGTTCTCTGCCTCTACAATCATATCCTTGGCCTTGACCGGCGGGAAGGCAGAGGTGCGAGCGGTGGTGGCAGAAAACTGGTGCTCTTCGAAGTCTGTGCGTTGGACGGACTTCGGAGCGGGGTCGAACTGGACATAGAACGCAATGGGGGAAGCAAAGCCTCCAACGAACGTAGTGTCGAAGCAGCTCTGGCAGTTCTGATGAGTGGCTCGGCCGATGCTGTTGCCCTTCTCACCGATGTCCCAACAGTTCCCACAGCGCTGGCCGAAGGTGAGAGCCGGGTAGAGAAACCCCAAACGACCATTGAACTCTTGCAGCAGTAGATTCTGGCGTCTCTGAAACTCCAGCCCCAACCTGTCCGGCTCTGCGTGTAGCCACGCCGGTCCAAACTCTTGAGTGTTCTGTGTTGCCCGATGGATGACCCGGATCTTGTAGTAGTAGTTGCGCCAGCGATGAAGCTGGTTCACTCCCGGATCGCGAAGGTTGAAGGTGTTGTAGAAGGGGCCAGCGATGATGTCGTAGGGGCCTGCCGCCCCGTCGATGCTACGAAGCACGAAGAAGTCGTACTGCTCGATCTCCTCGGTGGTCTCCGGGATCTCCCAGAAGATGTCGAGGTGGTCGAGGTCGTACGTCCTCACCACGAGCTTCGTGATTGAGATCATCCGCCGAACATCCTCGTCAGCCAGCCCTTGTCGAAGCTCCTCATCACGAGCTTCCTAGAGTCAGGAGACATTTGCTCGAGCACCTTCACGGCGAGCTCGGGGTTGGACGCCACATCCTTGAGGCCTTGGGCATGACCGTGCTCTTCGCCGAGCTGGAAGCCCTTGTCGACCATGGAGGCTACTTCCTCTTCAGCTTGACCACCGCTGTGTACGAGAGCCCCGGTGAGGCCCCCTACTCCCGCGCCCATGACTCCACCGGCCAAGGCATTGCGGAGACGATTCGGGTCGTCCGGGTCCGAAGCGAAGTACCCCGCGCCGGCGCCACCGAGAGCTCCGACGCCGGTGCCTATGGAGATTGGGCTTTTGAGGGCACTGGCCAGGGTACCAAGTACCCCGCCCGTCTTAGACAGCACCCCTACTGAGGGCCCGTTTCACCGATGCCGTAACCGGAGCCTTCTCGGCCTTCGCCCTCTTCCTCGCCCTGACCCGAGGTGAGCCCTTGCAGGTAGCCCTGCTGCATGCCCGTCTGGGCTCCTGTCATGTAGGCCCGACGGCCACGGAGGAAGGAGACCAGCCTGTTGGCCTGGGCCTCTTCAGCGCCTTCCCTGGAGCCCAGCATGCCACCACCGAGCCCGCCGGCGATCGCGCCAAGGCCTGTGGCACCTGCACGGAGCCATGGGTTCTGGGCACCCAGGAGCCGAGCAGCTCCGTAGCCAAGGGCACCGCCGCCGGCGCCACCCAGGAGCCCGCCTCCGATTCCAAACCGACGAGCCTGGCCTGGAACGTCCTCACGTTCCTTGGCCTCTTCGATGGCCGACGCGATGTCTTCCGAGTCGATCTCGGGAGCTGCCGTCTTGGCCATGATGCGGCCCGCGGCGTCCCCCACCTTGAGCAGCATTTCTGCTGCTGCGGTCTTCTGAGACGGGATCAAGGCCCCGGTAGCTGCCCCACCTGCCGCTGCGCCACCCATGCCCCACTTCGCTGCAGTGCCTATACCAGGAGACATCGCCTTGAGAGCAGCAGGCTTGCCGCCACTTGCCATTGCTTGGCCGACTGTGTTGAGCCCTGCCTTCATCGAGCCCTTACCCACGTTTCTCATCAGGCCGACAGTGCCGGCGCCGGCACCAAGGGCAGTTCCGCCGAGAGCACCCAAGAGGGCTCCCTTGCCGCGATTGCCCTCACCGGCCGTAATGGCCCCGGTCGCTGCCCCCAAGCCCCCCATTCCGACTGTACGAGCGATCTGCCCAGTCCTGCCTGTGTCAACGAGCGCCTTGCCCGCCGCTTGCACCGGGGCAGACTGCATGACTTTGCCGCCGAGCTGGGTGGCCTTCTGCCCCATGGGAGAGGCCATGGCCTTGGCGCCGAGGTTCTTGGCACCCTGAACAACTCCAGAGCCCATGACCTTGCTGCCGAGGGTCTTCGCCGCGGCCATCGGGTTGAAGGCGAGCTTGGTGTACCCAGCTTGCTCGAGCATCGTCAGGGCTTTGTCCGCATCGCCGCCGGCCTGGTTCAGGGCCTTGGTGAACACGGCCATGGAGGCAACCTTGACTGAGGCGGTCTTGGCCATACTGCACTTCTCCGTGGCAGTCTTGATGATTTTCTTGGCGGCAGCCTGCTTGGTGAGAGGCTTAGCGGCTGGGGCTTTTGCTACCTTCTTCATCGTGCCACACGAGCACTGGAAGATACTGCCCAGCTTCTCCATCGCGTTGCCGCAAGTGGTGCAAGCATTCTCGGGCAGCTTGACGCCGGCGAGCTTTGCGAGCTCACCGACAGTGGCATGCTGGAGCTTGTGCTCGAGCTCGGCCTTGGCCGCAGCAGTCTTCGCCAATCCCTGCAGATGCTCGTCGAGCTTCTCTCGGGCGCTGGACGTCTTCACCAACTCTTCGATGTACTTGTCAAGCATTGTACTCTCCATACGCCTGTTGAGGCTCTTCGCCACCACTCATCATGGCAGCGCCACCAAGTCCAAGACCACCAAGAACCCCAGCGCCCCGCAAGTAGTTGCCGAGCTCAGAGGGCTTCGTTGCTTTCACCTTCACCCCAGCCCGAGCTGGAGCAGCTCCACCTGCAGCCGCCGGCGGCGTGCCGGGGTGCATGACGGGGTGCTGCGTGGCTTGCAAGATACCTGGGTCAGCCTTCGCAAGCTGCTCGCCGCGGCGGATACTGCCCCCACCTGCCTGCTGGAGGGTGTTCGAGTGTGCCAAGGAGCCCTTCACGGACTGGATGACGCCCTGGCGAGGGCCGGGGATGGCTGCACCCGCTGTCTCCGCAGCGTGGATAGCCTGATTCGCCAGTGTCTTCGAGGACTTCGGGATGGCTGCTCCAACGCCTGCCTTGACGGCTCTCACGGCCTTGATGCCACTGTCGAGGAGCCCGGCCTTCTTGAGCATGTCGTTGGCCCAGGAGACGTAGAAGCTCGCGAGCTCTTGCTCTTGGGAGCGCTTCGCGGCTGCCATCTTCTCGACGCTGGGGTAGCCCTTGACGACCATGAGGGCCATGTCCCACGGGTCGACCCCACTGGCGCTAGCGATCTTGCAGAACGGGCGACCCAGGGCTTCCTGGTCGAGCCGATCCTTGTCGACCGAGTAGTTGAAGAACGTGGCCGCCGCGTGCTTCTGGAGGGGCGGGCCGTACTTCGTGTAAAGGCTGCCCAACGCCTGGTTGAGGGAGGCCTGCTTGACTGCGGGAGCACTGGGTTTGAATGCCCCCATGGCCGTGAAAGCCTTGCGCTCGCTGTCCAATCGACCCGAACGCTTCGCTGATTCTGCACTGGCCCCCAATGAGCCCGCAGTCAGGCTTCCACCGATGCCGGTCAAAGCGCCTGTCAGAAGCTGACCCTTTAGTCCCAGTCCAGCCTTACGAGCAAGAGCGGAGCCACCCAGGGCTCCTGCGATGCCACCGGCGCCGAGGCCTGTGTGGTAGGCGTGTCGCTCAACCATGCCTGGTTGGTGCTCTGGTCGAGAGATGACTTCCCTGTACTGCTCTGGGGTGATTCCTGCTTCCTTCTTCACGGAGCCTCCTCGACTCGGGGTGAGATGAGCCGCTGCGCCCAACGCTGCACCCGTACCGAGCCCTCCGAGCGCTGAGCCGCCCAATCCGGCAACGAACGGCGTTGCCATGCGGACTGCTTCCTGCTCGAGCTGTGGATTTGCGATGAGGCCGCCTGGGGCCTTCTTCGCCAAGTAGTCTGCTGCCTTGCCGGCAAGCCCGTACTTCCGGGCCAGGGCCAGTGCTGCCAAGCCAGCGATCGGAGCTGCAAAGGTCGCTGCCCTCCGGGCCTTCTCTTCAGTGCGCAGCATCTTGCCGTGAGGAGCAACAGCAGCGGCTGTCTCTCCAGCTAGGGACTTGCCCATGCCGTGACCAGCATAGAGGCCACCCACAGTGCTCAAGAGCTCAGCAGGGACCTGAACTTCTGGCCCGAAGCCAAAGGCAACCTTCTCGGCTGCCGACTGCTCGGCCTTCTGGATCTTCTTCTCGACTTCATGGAACTGGCCATCTTCCTTGGCACCTTCCTCCATGGCTTCGAGGCGAGTGTAGTAGTCAGGGATCTCGCTGAGGTGGTCGCGGGCAATTTCACGCGCCAGGTCAGGAGTGTTCGTGTGCTCCATCTCGATCTCTTCACCCTTGGCAACTTGCTTCTGGCTGAAGTCCGAGTCGGGTCGGTAGTCACCGTTGCCGCCGGCGAGGCTCTCTGAGCTCACCTTCTTCTTTCCCTGGGGCATAGGCTTGGGACCTGGGGAGAACGCTCGTACGGCAACCATACCGACGTCGTCGAGCAGAGGTGCGAGCTTCCTGAGCCCATCGAGCTCAAGCTCTCCGATACCAGCAAGTTTGAGATAGCCCTTCATCTTACGGCTCCTCTCAGGTGTACCAGAAGAGGTACCACTTCCCGGCACGCTGTTTGATCGCGACGATCTTGCTCTGAGCAATGCTCTGAGCAGTCACATACGCTGCCAGAGCTCCTGCGTCGTTGAATACGTTGAGGTTCATGCTTGGCTCCTACAGGTACCCGAAGAAGGCGTTGATGAAGTAGAGCTCGGAGTGCACACCACCGACATTCGGGCCGAGCAGGTTCTCGATGTTCATCGCGATGAGGATGCGCTCCTTCTTCCTCTCGTACTCGGCCTTCATCATCTCAAGCCAGGAGGCAATGAGCTGTGGGTTCTCCGTCTGCACGTTCACACCACCATCAGAGTAGGAGATGTGGTTGCGCAGATGCAGGATGCCGAGAGACTCGAGGGCCGTGATGGCGACTCCTCTGCAGAAGACGCTCACGAACCCTCGCTCGACGATCATCTGGAGGTTCTGCCCGATGAAGGGCGGTGTGGCCATCCAGTCGCTCAGTGTGTCGACCACAGCCCACTTCAAATGACGTGGACTGTGGTCGTACCCCGCTGTGAGACGATTCAGCTCCGGATAGTCCCGCATGAACCTGCGGGTGTACGCCGCTAGCTGAGTGATGAGAGGGTCGTCGAGCTGCATCGGCCCGGTAACGAACCCCTCCTGTGTGACGGCCTGAGTCACCGGCTACCCCTATCGACGGTTGTGCTTGAACTTCCTGCTCTCGTCGGTGGAGGCATCCTCGGCCGGCTTGGTCTCGGCAGCCACGCTTTCCGTGACCACGACCTTCTCGTCGACCTTTGCCGCCACGTCAGCCGCCATAGCCTCAGCAGGCACTTGGCCGTGACCTCGGGGGAGGTCTGCCGGCAAAGTGGCTTTCGCTTTGGCAGCGAGGTAGCTCGGAAGAGTCTTGCCGATCGCCAGGAGCTGCAGGCTGACGTCCTTCTTGGTCTTGTGGGCCTTCTCCAAGTCCTTCTCGTCGATCTGCATCGACTGACCGGGCTTGAGGAGCTTGCCCAGAACCATCAGGTTCTGGACCGGCACGTCGGTGCTCGGATCGCTGGTGATGTTCCATACACGGGTGAGTGCCATGGCTTACTCCTGTTCCTTGGACGCCTCAATGATGGCGTCGACGAGATCCTTCTTCGCGTGGAGCTTCTCGGGCTTCTTCACGCCGTAGTCCTTGGCGAGCTTCTGGAGGTCCTTGACGGACATTTCCATCATCTGCTCTTCGGTGAGGGTCTCACCCTCATCCTCGGACTCTTCGCCTTCGGCTTCGGCGGGTACTTCAGCGGGAGCGTCGGCCTTGACCTCTTCTCCGTGGTCATCGAGCAGACCAGTCTCTGCTGGCTTGGCCTCATCGAGCTTCTTGCGCTCTTCAGCGGCAATGACTGCGGGCTCGAGACTCGGCTTGGTGATCTCGGTGTCCTTGCCCTTCGGCTTCTCCACCCAGACCTTCTTGTCGGTCAGGTCAGAGCCGAAGAGGGGCTCGAGCAGGGTCTCGTCCACCACGTGGTCGAACTCGTAGTCCTGGGCCAGGCGGGCACCAAGGTCAACGAGCTGCTCCACTGTCATGGCTTCGAGATTGTCAGGGCGGCAGACGGAGATGAACCCCTCTTTCACGCCCTTGAGAAGCTGGTTGAAGTTCTTGAGGAGATCCTCGAAGGACACCTCGGTGTACCGAGGGCCTTTCGCACGGATCTGCCGACCGTTGCCGAGGGTGAACCTCTGCCTGCGGCCACCAGCTCGCTCTGCACGGTGCTTCTTGTACTCCCGTGCGTAGCCGAGGTGGTTGATCATGACGTAATCGAGGGGACGACTTTCGGGCTTCTTCTCGGAGGAGGCCTGTACGTCCTTGGCAGCCTCTTCCTTCGTCAGCCCGGTGGTTTCTTCTGGCGCCATCTTAGGCCTCCTGAAAGGGTCACATGAAAAAGCCCCTGGGCCGGAGTCTGACGACCCAGACCCAGGGGCCAATCGCACTCTGGTCAGCACCGACACCCGAAGGTGTTAGTACTGCTGGACTGACGGGTAGTGCAACCCGGAGTCGACGCGGTTGTTCTCCGCGCCCAGATCCTCTTCCGACGACGGGAGCTTGTTGGCGTAGCCCGTGTCGACATCACCCGGCTTCACCGACCCGCGGTAGAGCTCGAGCTTGCGGACAGCGGCGATGTTCACGATGCCCATGCCGATGTCTTCCCAGCTCTGCCACGTGATCACATTCGCGATCTTGTCGATGTAGAACTTGGTGTTGTTGAGGATGTAGAACTTGCCGAAGAACTGCGGCGCCGTGAAGATGTAGACGTTGCCGGGGCGCAGGATGTCAGTCTTCACCGTGCGAACGACCTTGCGGCCGAGCAGGGTGTTGTACTTGTATCCGTCGACCACGGTTTCCGACGCGATCTTCGAGCCGAAGTCTTCCAGGGTCCACTGGAGGACGTCGTCATGGTCGCCTTCGGTCAACAGCATGCGCTCTGAGCGCAAGCGGTTGTTGTCGAGGAGCTTGAAGAGCTCGACGAAGTCCGGGCGCTGAATGGGGCGGACCAGGAAGTCGTTGCCGTTGGCGGCGAGCGCGAGCTCACCCTTCACGACCGAGACCACCTGGGCGCTGGCCGAGCCAGCCCGGATGTTCGTGGCGTTGTACGCCGTGCCAGTGCCGTTGATCTCGGCCTGCAGTGCCTGGACTGCCGACTCGATGTAGATCGTGAACTGGCGGTCCTCGATCTCCTGGATGTCCTTCACCGAGTTGTCCTCGATGACCTTGGTGATGGGCATCTCGTAGGCCAAGAGCTCCTGCTCCGTCTTCTCGAACTTCTCCGAGGAGATGGTGAAGAAGGGGATCTCAGCCTTCGGGGCACGGATGAACCGAGCCGTGGGCTGATCACGGAACGTGATCGCCATGGCGCGGCTCTGCGGCTCCACGTCCACGATCTTGACGAGCGTGTCGTGGTTGACGCTGCGCTGACAGTCGGCGCGGGTCACTTGCTCTGGCGGCAGCACGTGCCGGGAGTAAGCGATTTCACGCAGACGATCGCGAATCCATGACCCGCCGAGCTCGGCGAGCTTGTCCTTGCCTTCTTGGGTGTCCAACCGCTGGTTGAACATCTCGAGGGATGCTTGAACCATACTCATGATGAATCTCCTTGTACCTTTCGGTCCTTGTTTCCTTTGGGGTTCAGCCGTCAGGCCGGATTACATCCCGGCGCCGCAGTGAATGAACCGCAGGAAGTTCTTGTTGTTCGCCGGCAGACGGGTGACGTACCCGACCACCAGACCAGTCGTCGCCAGCTTCAGGCCACGCTTGACCTGACCGCCGACGGTGACATTGCCGACCTCGAGCTTGGAGCCAACCGCGAGGCTGGAAGCATCCATGATGAGGGTGTCAGCCTCATACGCGCCCAGGTACAAGAACGGACCCTTCTGGATCGCCTGGACCTCGTACCGGCCACGCTCTGCGAAATAGCAGAACGAGGGCACGGCCGCCGGGTTGCCGGAGCCACGTGCCATCTTGTAGGCCGTGTCCAGCTCCAGGAACTCGCCGTCGAGCAGCGGGTTCGTGGCCGTCGGGACCAGGATGGTGGGGTCAGTGAGCTCGAACGGACGACGGTGAATCGTCTGAAACTCGCTCACGAGTCTGAAATTTTGCACTGCCATGACTTACCTCCGCGATGGATTTCTGCGTTGTTGGTTCCCTACGATCACGCCTCAGACGGATCCTCGCCCGTCATGATGAAGTGTTCGAAGGGAGTCGATGTTGAGCTCGGAGTGTCGCTGAGGCTGCCGAACCCACGGCCTTGCGGGGCCGCGAGCTTGATGGCTTCCTCAGTGACTCGGAGATCGGGGGCCTTCTCGAGAGCCGCCACCTTCTGCTCGAAGGTGAGGTCCTGAGAGAGTCCCTTCTCTTCCATGTCCCGAGCAATCTTCTCCATCCGCTCCCTCTTCTCGAAGCTGGCGACCTTCTCACGAAGATCGTCGCGCTCGTCCTTGAGGGTACGGATGGCGGCTCCCGCCTGCTTGAGAAGGGATGCCGCATCCTGTGAACTGATCTTTTGCATTTGGCTCATCCTTTCTTCAGGCGTTAGCCCATCATGGGAGTCGGCGAAGGAGAACCCCCACCAGCCCCGCCGGACATTCCGCCCATGCCGCCGAACTGTTGGAGTTTTTCCGGGGCCTCGGCTCCCGCCATTGGAGCTGCTCCGCCTTCGGCAACTGGTGCTTCCGCACCGCCCCCGGCCTCTCCTGCCAGGAGCTCCTCAGCCGCCGCCAAGTCTTCGGGCGTCACGCCGGCGAGGACTGCGGCCATCGCTGCATCGAGCCCGCCCTGTTCACCGCCCTCGGGGAGCACGGGACCAGCTTCCGCGGGTGTAGCACCCTCGGTTGCCAGCTCGGCACCTTCGGTCGGTGGAGGGACAGGTGACTGCAGGTCATCCGCCTTCTTCACCAGCGCGGCCACCTTCCGACGAGCGTCGGGCGAGGATGCCGCCAACTTCTTGAGCAACTCTCTGGCCGCAGAAATCTTCACACCCGCAGAGGAGGTGTTATCCAGCGACTCCTGGAGAGTCTTGTCATGAGCCGATGAGTGCATCGGCTCGGTCAACAGCTCGGAGAGAGCGCCCTTGTTCTGCTGCTTGGCTTGGCCCTTGGTAGCGTTGATCGCAGACTCGTTGCTGCTGATCAGCTCCCGGCCGCCCCCTTCACCAGAAGTCGGTGCGGAACCCCGAGGTGTGTTGCTTCCCGCTTCAGCACCCTGCGAGAGGGCGCTGGGGACACCAGGCTCAGATTGCAGCGCGGGATCACTCCCGGCCGAGATCTGGCTGCCGTCCATGTCTTCGTGGCCTGGCTCGGCCAGCTTCTTGAGGAAGCTCATCGCCGCCGCTGGCGGGATGCCTGCCTGGGCCGCCTTCATCAAGAGCACCTTGGTGCGCTTGGCCTGGGCAACCTTCTCACGAAGGTCACGATCGGCCTTGCCACTCACCTTGGTGAGCACTCGATTGGCTCGAGCCGACGCAGTCTTGCCGTTGGCCTCGTCACCGCCGGTCTGCCTGAGGAGGTCGTCGGGTTGCGACGGCATCATCATCCCCTGGTTCGTCTCCATTGCGTTGGAGGCGTCCTGGGGATTCGGCTTCTCGGTCGGAGACGTGGTCTTCGGAGGCTGGTTGCTCGAAGTCGCCTCGCCCTGCCCGCCGGCGTCCGGTGGCGTACCCGTGGCCATGTTCGGGGCGGACGGCACCGCAGTGGTGCCTCCCACGCCTGTGCCCGAGTCGTTCAACGAGACGGTTTTCGGCGAGATCGAATCAGCGTCAGCTTCCTCGGTTTGGTGAGCCTTGTCACCACCCTCGAAAGCTCGCTTCATCAGAGCTCGGTTGATCTCCGCGTACTCCGCCAGCTTCTCTTGCGGCGTCCGCGTGTGATCGATCAGATGCAGATGGGTCGAGAGATGGTCACAAGCTGATGCCAGCTTGCCCAAGTACTCATCACTGAGCTTGTCCCCAGAGAGCTTGGCCGAGGGCTGCGACTGCACTGCCGCCGCTTTCTTCTCAACGCCCTGGGAAGCATCGCGAGCGAGCTTCTCCTTGGCGTCGCCAAGCACCTGGTGGACCATCTCGAAGACCGACGTATTCATTGACATGACGGTTCTCCTTAGGTTTCCACAAGCGGCGGCGGTGTCGACTTGATTGCCGTACCACCATCAAAAGCCGCCATTGGCGCGGTTGAATGGACCATGGTGTAATTCGTTGGCTGAGCAGGCTTCGGCGTCGTCTGGGACGTACCCTTAGCGATGCCAGGAGACGGAAGTGGCTTCCCTACAGCGTTTGCTCCGAGACCGCCGGTGACAGCGACAGGTGCTTGCACCGCGTTGCCCTCAGCAATCTTCTGGAGTTCGTTTTGGAAGGAAGCCAACATCCGTGTCTCCATGCTCGTCCACGCCCTTACTTCTGGGCCGCGGCCTCCACTGCGTTCACGTCGATGCCCGCCTCAGCGAGCAACTCCGCAGCGCGTTGGTCGACAGCGGCGGCGAGCTTCTGCTCATCGGACTGCTCGAGCAGACCGTGAGCGTCCGCCCACTCCATCGCCCGCTTCTCAGCCAGCATGTCGATGGCCGAGGCCTTCTTGTGCTTGCTGCTGTGACCGGCTGCGAAACCGGCTGCGCCACCAGCGGCAGCGCCGCCACCGGCGAACGCCGCGTCACGCTTGTGCGCCTTGGCGAACTCGAGGCCCTTCTTGCCGTGCTCGGCGGCCTTGCCACCGAACGCCTTGGCCTTCGCTCCGAACTCGTGCGCCTTGGTGCTCGCTTTGGTGCCGAAGCCCTTGGCAGCATCGAGACCTTTGCGGAGGGCCTCCGGCATGCCGGCGGTCTTCTCGATCTCGGTCTTCTCGTTCCAGTAGCTGTGGGCCATGACGCGGCCGAGGAAGTCGGCTTGCGCCACCTTCTCTTCCATCGTCTCTTCGCCACTGGCTTCCTTGGCCCTGAGCTCGGCGATGGCAGCGGCCTTGACTTCCTTCTCGTCGGCCTCTTCGCCACCTTCCTCGTGCTCCTTCTTCTCTTCGGCCGGGGTCTCGCCACCTTCGTGAGCGGCGCCTTCTTCGGCAGCCTTCACGAGGGCGCTGTTGTCCCCGAGGAGCTGATGGGCCAGCTTGAGGATGGTTTCACCCGGCAGCTTGTCGATGTCGACGCCTTCGGCCCGAAGGGCTTCGTCCAGGAGCTGTGCTTCCGCCAGCTTCTCGACGTCCGAGTTGTCCGTCGAAGCGCCAATGGCCTCACGGGTGTTGTAGATCTCAGCAAGAAACTCGTTCATGACTCTGTCCTCCTTGATGGGTTTTTGAGCTTCCTTTTCAGGCACTCAGGCAAATCATCAAGGATGAGGTGTCCTCTCATGCCCACGCCTGCCTCTTCACGCACTCACTGGTGCTTGCTTGCCGTCCCAAATGCGATGACCGGCAGCGAATGCTTCATCGACTGCCTGTTGCGCTCTTGGGTCACGGAGCAGAGCTCCAAGTCCAGTAACCACACCCATGGAAGTAAGCCACGGGTGATCCGCTACGAGAGTTCCCAGCAGGCCTACGTCCTCTCCACGCTCCATCTGCTGCCGCTTGTGAGCGGAGTAGAGGAGTGAGAGCGGAACCGTCCCCAACAAGATGCCCAGTGAACGACGATCGAGTCCGAGCTCGCCCGCTGCTGTCTTGTTGAAGAGGTCTTCCGTGGACACGCCGAGAGTCCGAGCATGAAGCTCGGGGTGGCTTGTCACAGTTGCTGGTAGTGCTCTCGCCAACTTCATAATCTCTCTTCTGTACCAAGTGTATGCGGATGCAACCTTGGATAGAAGAGGAGAATCTACTTCGGTTTGTGCCGGGTGAGAAGAAGGTTTTGTCATTATGATGCGCACAATTCTTCGCCTGACGACTGGACCCGTATAGGACTTTCCTTCCAGGAAGGGAAGTAGAGTCTGTAGCAGGTGGTCATCAAAGTGCTCCGGGCCCAGCTCCTCACACGGGGGAGCACCTTCTTCACTGGGCTTGAACACTTTACCTTCCTCGTCCATCTTATCGGCAACATCCGACTTGCCGATGTGGATAAGGATGATGCGTTGGAACTCGTGGGGCTTGAGAGCCATCCCCATCAGAGCAGGGGTGGCCAGGCTCTTCTTGAGGTCTTTCTCCCCACCGAGCTTGTTGAGTACTTCTACGGGGAGGTCAGGCTCGGTCTGTGACAACAGTGGCGTCACACGACCAACAGCCTTGCTGGGACCAATGCGTTTCACGATGTCGGCCCACTTGAGATGGGCTGCAGCCTTTGTCTCGTTCGACACCTTCAGGATGTCCTCTGGAGACCAGCCGTCGTGAAGAACACGGGCAACCTTCACCGTCTCGATACTCACAGACTGAGGTTCAACTGAGGCAGTCTTGGCCTTGTCAGAGCTCTCGAAGCCAGATCCAGCGACGTTCGTTTCACGACCCGTCACCTTGTCACGCCATGTTCGTTGACGACGCATAGCGGTGCCGGCTCCAGCGAACAGGTCTTCCAATTCAGCGGCTTGCTTGTCCATGCCGAACACCTCCCTCATTCGCTCAGAGCTGAGGGGACGGTGGCTGAGAATGAACTCACCGCTCATTTCGTCTTGGCGGGGGAAGAAACCCAACACGTCCATCCAGTCGATCGGGATGTTGGCGTTGATGATCTCTGCGGCCCGTACGGCTTCTTCCCAAGTACCGAATGAACGCCAAGCGTGCTTGGTCTTGGTCTGGAACTCGTCCGCCATGAGCATATCAGCTACCACATCACTCCATGCCGAGGCGAGCTTCTCCCCATGTGCTTCTTTGCTGACGATGGCCTTCTTGAACAGAGGGAAGGCCATCGCCGTGATGGAGCGGAAGAAGGCCGGGTTGTCGTAGTGGGCGAGGTACGCGGCCTTGGCTTGCTCAGCAGAGTCGAAGCCCAACATCACCTTGTCCTCGTCGTACTTACCGTCCCGTGGGCCGCCGACTCGGTTCTGATGAATGATGAAGGCGTTCTCAGCGTCACGCCAAGGGCCTACGTACACATCGAGCTTGTCACCGTCCGTACCCCTGGTGCTGAGGATCTCCCCATAGGGGAGCTTCATCTCAGTCTGCCAGTTCTTGCCTTCCCGCACGCTACCGGGCTTGTTCTCCACGTGGATAGTGAGCCCACGGAACTCGATAGTCCCTACGAATGGATGATCCTTGCGGTTCGGTGACGGAGCTGGACCAATCTTGATGCTCTTCGCCCTCTCGAATGTTTCACTGAGGCCTGTACGGCGATCGACAAGGTTCTTCTTAGCCTTCTCGAGGTCGAATGACTCCTTGCTCAGGTTGGCATCGTCCGCGACATTGCCTACCCAAGTGTTGGAGGGGCTCGACTTGTTGCTGTAGAAGCCCATCACCTTGGCGCGCTGCTCGACTCCGCCAGGAGGAGGTAGGGCCTCGCCATGGTTCTTGCGAGTGTAGAAGTCGTAGATCTGCTGCTTTCGGCTCTGAGTGTTCGGGCTCGAGAACCCACTCCCCAGGTCGATGCTGGGCTCCGTGTCCGCATCCATGCCTCGACGAGCCACAGCCATAGACTCTTCATCGTCTCGAGTGCCTAGATTGGTGCGAAGGAGGCCATCCCCAATAACGGTCGGAGACTCCTGATCGTCGATTCGACCCATCAAGAGTCTGGTGTCTGCTTCGTCTGTTGGGTCAATACGGTCGGAAGCCTTCTTCAGAAGGTTGTCGACCCGAATCGACCTTTTGCCCACTCGGCCCTTCAGGTGCTTGAGCGTGCTTCCAGCGAAAAGGTCCTTCAGCACCTTGAGGTCTTTGAGGCCTGCGGTCTTGTTTTCAGCATCATCGGTCTTGTCGCTGACAGTCACCCCTGCCTCTGAACGACCAAGAACCCGATTGACCACTTCTTCGTCGAGCTTCTTTCGAACCGATTTGGTGTCCGGGAAGCGAGCGTCCTCTACGTCGCCAGTAGCGACAGAGGCGGCCTTCAGCAACCCTTCACTGGGGCCTTCAGTTTCTACCCCGTAAAGAAGCTCTGCGTCGGCTATGCTCTGGGGCACGATGATTCCAGAGGCCAGCTTGCACATGACCTTGGCCGTCTTGTCTGCTCCGATGAAGACGAAGCTGATGTCGAAGAAGCGCGGATGGCAGTTGATGACCCCGATACGACGTCCGTCGTCGAGGATCCTGCCCATGCCGATCTCTTTGATGCACGTGCAGTAGTCATTACGAGTCTTCGATCTGTTCCCACAGATGGTGCAGACGTCGTACGGAACTCGGCAGCCCATCGACACATCAGGGAACTCGCCGGCGAGGATGCGGTCGACTACATCCTGTGCACCATGCTGCATCGCCAGAGCCTTGTCGATGATGACAATGAGCTCGACCCGGTGCATGCGAGGGTTCCATACCGCCAAGGCCACGTGACCGAAGGCACGGCTCGGGTCCTTGTTGCGGTGATGGACAAACGGGAAGGCGTTCAGGAAGGTCCAGTATCCGTAGACTGGGATGATCTTGCCAGTGTGATCATCGTACGGGTGAGCTTGCTCCTTGTGATTGCGGCAGTCGTGAATGAGTGCTGCTTCGGGGAAGATGTCCCCGTTGACGTTCTGACCCCAGTACTCTGACGCACCCATGGCGTTGACGAGCACTGCGATCTTCCCGCTGTCGGGTTTGTAGGCAGACATCCACTGACGGATCTGGGGCATCAGTGAGCCAGCCTCTTTGATGAGGCCGTACTGAGGCTCGAAGAGCCGAACGAGTGGCTCACCTGCGGGTGAGACCCCTCGGAATGTGGCGAGCTTCGTGAGCATCTACTTGTGCACTCTCGGATCGTCCGCAGATACCTGCTCGGTGGAGGAGAAGAAGTCCCCGCGTGCTTTCTCAGCAGCTTCGCGAGCTGCTTCAGCAGAGGCCATGTTCCTGAAGTAGGTGTCGGCAGCGCTCTCTTCACCATCGCCGCCTGGCTTGCCACCGCCCTTCATCCCACCCTGCATGGCCTTCATGAAGAACTCGGACATGCCAGGGCCTCTGCCTTTCGACTCTTGGATGGCCTTGTGGGCACTGACGAGGTTGCTCACTGTGCCAATGTCGAGCCGCTCCTGGTCGACAATGTTCTTCACGAACGTGCCGGCGACGAGAGGGTCCTTGGCGTAGTGCGGGTTGAATCGGTACAGCGTGTTGAACGCCTTCTCTGTGATGTTCGGATCGTTGTTGGCCAACTGGGGGTTCTCCTCCAGCATCGAACGATAGGCCTTGCTCTTGTCGATGGAATTGCGCAGAGCTTGGATGCCTGAGCGACCGGCCTCGACTGCCCCACCCATCAGCGCGCCGGCGCCGGCGGTGGCCAAAGCGTACGGTGCGTACTCCAGGGTGCGGGTTGCCGCGTTCTCCATGCCCTCTCGTGAGAAGACCTTCTTGAGAGCGTCGAGCGGGCCAGAGAGCTTCTCGACAGCCTCTTTGTAGAGCGCTGGGTCCTTGTCGATAGCGTCCAGGAAGCTGTGTACGTTGTTGCCAATGCGCTCCACCTGCTCTGAGGTGAGGTGCCCTTCGGCAGCGAGCTTTTCAACGAGGTTCATCTTCAACTCCTAGAACTTGGGTACGCTGGGTACCAAGCCTGCATTGGACGCTTGGAGGTAGTCGTTGTTGAGACCTACCTTCGACTGCTGAACGCCCTTCATAATCTCCGGACCTGCTGTGGCAGCCACAAGGCCCGTGCCCAGCAACTTGCCTGGGTTCTTGCCTGCGAAGCTCAACGCCTTCTTGCCCGCCCCCAAAGCCAAGCGACCAAGCAGGGCTTCCTTCGTGAGCTGTTCAGCAACTCGGCTAGACCGTAGCAGCATTGACCATCGCCTCCCGCAACGCTCTCTCGACCACCTCGTACTGCTGGTTGAGCTGTGACCACGCAGCATCCAAAAGTTGGGTGCCATCCGCGAGCTTGTGCAGGTCCGAGTAGGCCTCGGCGATGGGGTGCTTCAGGTTCGGAGTGCGGGCGCTGGCACCCTTCTCCATCTCGTACTGGATGGCGGCGACCTTCGCTTTCACTGGGTCGAGCCCTTGCCGAACGAGATACGGCATCGCAGTGGCGAGCACTTCTTTGAGCTCGACTGGTGAACCGTGGACTGCGGTCATGAGGTGAGCCACTTCACCCAGGTTGCCCCCACTGCGTAGGTGTTGGAAGAGTGCCTGCTCGAACCTGACAGTGGCCTCCTTGTGGAGCTCACTGTTCTTGCCTCGAGCATAGTTGCAGTCCTCGAGCAGCTTCGCGATCTTCTGCTTGGCTCTGATGACTGCCCCGTAGGGATTGGCGTGAGGGTACTCGCCTCGACCCGACGTGGCCTTCTTAATCATCTCCAAGGAGACAGCGGACTCGGCCGCCTTGAGCAAGAGGTCAGCGTGGGGGCGGCCTGTCTTCACGTACTCCATCGCTTCATGAACCATGCCGGTCTTCATCGGCTCACTGCCGGGAGGCACAGCGAGCGCACCCGATTGCTCCGGTGGGATCTGCATCTCCTGCGGAGGAGCTGCCTCTACGGGGCCTGCCGCCTGCTCAGGAGCTACTGCCGCTCCGGCATCGGGGCCAGTCTCCATACCGCCGGCGCCGCCTCCACCACCGCCCTGCTCAGGCATGGCTGGGAGAGGAGCTTGAACTGCACCAGGCTGACCCTGTGGGTTCATGCCGTCGATGGTCTGCTGCTCCACCTTCTGCAGCTCCTGGCGCTTCTTCGCCAGCTCGATCTCACGCTGGAGCTCGAGCATCTGCTCGTTGTGTGTGCCGCTGGTGTCCTCTCCCCCAATGGGAGCACCCGTCGGGGTTGGAGCTGCTTGAGGAGCTGCCTGAGCAGCCGCGGCTGGCTGCGCTGCGATGCCAGAGACGAGGTTGGCATGCTTCACCTTCCCTGTCGTGGTCATGATGCGGTCGAAGATGTCCCCGTTGGCGTTGGCTTCCTTCTGCAGGATGCGATCGACCACCGTTACCTTCCCGTCCTCGGCCACCTTCATCAAGGTGGTGGATTCCGAGCCTGGGAGGGCTGGATCGAAGCCCAGGAACATGCGAGTGAGAGCAACGTCAGCTTCGACGTTGGAGTGGGCGAGCTTCACCGGACTCGACGAGTACTCGTCGGGCGGGACACTCATCACCGACGGACGAGCTCCGTTGTTGAGCTCCATCAGCACCGCGCCGGGGTCCGCCACGTCGAACTCGATGTTCTTGTCGCTGGCGTACTTCTCGTTGTCGGCGAAGAGCTTGGAGAAGGTTTCCTGGTTGGCGAACTCGACGACACGCTGCACCTGGTGAGGCGAGATGCTGGGGTACTCCCGAGCGAGCTTCACGATAGCATCGTTCAAAGAGGTGCCACCTGCCAGATACGCAACCGAGGCCCTCTTCCCCAAAGACTGGAGATCGGCGGGACTCAGCGCAGCGTACGTGTTCTGGGATTCAATACCAAAGGGAAGGTCGTTCATCGGTTACCTCGTCCGCTTGCAAGTACCACACGATTCACCGTACCCTCAACCTAACACGGGGTCTAAATCGTGGGAAGAATTGGAGACTGCAATCCCGGCCTGGTCGATATCCTGATGGCGCAAGCCATCCTCAAGAAGTCCAGAAGGTCGGTGTTCTACCTCATCAAGCTCGGCTCTCTCACCCCTCGTCGTGTTCCAGGTTCCAAGAAGACATGGTTTGAAGTCTCGGAGGTCATGAGGCTCAGCCAAGTCCACCATCCCCTTCGGAGTCCAAAGAAACTGAGTCCGGTGCTGGAACGGCACTATCGCCGGTTCCACCCTCAGCTCTTTGACGACGAAGATCATATTACGTCAAGCTCCTCTCGCTCTGCTGCATCTTCTTCATCGTCGTCCGTACCTGTCAGCCCTTGAGCTCGCTGCACTTCCTTGGTGGGCAAGACAACGTCAGCTCGGGGACGGGTGTAGAACGAGGCCAAGAACCCAAACGCCATAGAGTGGAACGAGTCATCTGGGTGGCCTGGGGCTGCTTTGTAGATGTTCATCCTCAATCGATCGTTGTACTCCGAGAAGATGTTCAGCATGTCCATCGAGTAGGGGTCTTCAAACTCCTCCCACCGGGGGAAGTAGAAGACATTGCCTCTCTTGATGGCGTTGAACATGTCGGACATGACCTCTGTGCGATGACAGAGGTGGCGAGGGATGCCTAACTGGGGGTCGAACTTGACCTTCTTCTTGACGTTGCCGACCCACTGGTACTTCTTGATTTTGTCGATGCCGAAGTCACGGGTGAGCTCGTCGTTGGGCCAGTGACCTCCACCGTAGTCGACTCCGACTCTCTGCACGTTGAAGTCAACGATGAGCTTGCGGATGATCTCGAGCTGCTTGCGGGGCTCTGACTCGACGCCTTCGAATCGGTGCCAGTAGAAAATGGTGTAGCGATCAGGAGCGAAGGGGAGGTACCCGCCCAGTGTGACGACAGTGTACGTACCTTCGCCGGTGCCCCAGTCAATGCCCATGAAGATGGGGTACTGCCGGCTGTACTGAATGACCTGCCGGTAGTACTGCATCGACAGCTCACTCCAGCAGTTGCGTTGCACATCACGTCGAGTGAGTGGCCGGGTGCCAGAGTCATAGCTACGGCCAAGCACCTCGTTGTAGAACTTGGCCCGGCTGTAGACCCTCTGCTTGTTCCGAATGTCGGCCCACTCAATCCAGGGGACCATGAGCTGAGGGATGCGGAACCCTTCAAAGGGCTTCTCCACACTCGGGTTCGGATTGAGGGCATGCCACTTGGCTTCGGGATCATCAGGTCGAATAGGCTGCTGGCACTTGTCACAGATGAGGCCGTGCTCACCAATGTTCTCCTCATCGAGAATGTTCCAGTGCCAGGTGGTCTTGTCCTTTGGTGTGCCGTGTCTACGGCAGGGTACGACCCATTCGTTCTGGGTGGAGAAGCGCGTCCAGTAGTACTCAATGCTGTTGTCGAGGGACTTCGGAGTGCCAGCATAGATGAAGTACTTGTAGTCCGAGTGGGAGGCGCACTCTTCGATGACCGGGACGTTGTCCAGCAGAATGTCCTGAAACTCGTCAATGACGATGAGGTCAGCCGGGATACCACGGCAGCGGTCAGCGTTGAGAAAGGCAAAACGAAGCGTGATCTGAGAGTGGTTGGTGAACTTCTTCTCGAAGACGTTCTTCAGCAGCTTGTTGTTGGTGGTGTTGCGCAGGTATGGAGAGAGCTCAATGGGCTCGGCCACGCGGTCTCGACTGAAGACCTTGGTCTGCTGGTTCGAGGGGCTGACGTAGAGCGTTCGGAAGAAAGGGTTGATCTGCGAGTAGGACAGGCAGGTGTTGCCCAACATCGTCGACTTCTCGACCTGTCGTCCTGCCATCAAGATGCGGCGCTTCTCAGACGAGTCGTAGATGTTCTGCAGATACTCGCGACCTTTGAAGCTGAAGTTGGCGAGCTTTCCCTTGGAAGGAATCTTGAATGTGCTAGAGACGAACCTCGATGGAGTGGTGTCCATCGGAGCTTCACGTCGCAAGCTGCTCGCATCTGCCTCTTCGTTGGCCAGAGCGTCCTGGATCTTCTCCAGTGGTAGCTCTCGTAGCACCGGCTCCGACCCAAAGTGCTCCGGCTTCCGGTCGTCCGGGTTGTCTGAGAGCGTTACCTGTTCTGCCACCGAGGCGCTAGACATTACGCAAGATCCTGCTCTTCCTGGTATAAGGCTATCGTGACCTCATCGAAGGAACAGTTCGCTCGACAACGCTTACAGTGGGTGGAGCACGCTAGGCAAGGGATTCTTGCCGCTGTCGGCGACGACGTCATTCAACCTCACTTTGAAGTCTACCCCACGGTGGACCCTCTTCGATTCATCCTGAAGATTACTCTCCAACGCCCGCTAGCGAAAGCCACAAGAGAACCTCTTCGAACATACCTGCGGGCGTGGGCGAAGGAGTTCGAATGTGACGTCCCGATCATCAACATCACCAGTTCATGGATCCAGGCCGAAGTACTGACCCAAACCAGAGTGTGGAGCAGAAATGCAAAAGGAATGTTCAGCAACAAGGGAGGCCAGAGATTTGAGCGCAGGCCTAGATGAAGTAGGCATGGGCTGTCTAGCTGGCCCCATCTGTGCCGCCGTAGTCGTATTCCCCGCCGATGCCAAGCCGATCCCCGGCGTCGACGATTCCAAGAAGCTGTCGTTCTCGAAACGCATGAAGCTCGCCCCCATCATCATGAGGGAGGCGAGCTTCTTCGGTATCGGGTGGGCGCACCCCTCCGTGATCGACGAGATGGGCGTGGCCGAGGCCTGGCGACGCGCCTGTCTCGACGCACTGGAGAGGGCCCCATCCTTTGACCTACTCAAGATCGATGGCAACCGACGGCTGGAAGGGTTCGTTGGCGAACAAGAGAGCTACGTGAAAGGAGATGCTCGGTTCTGGCACATCGGAGCTGCCAGTATCGTAGCCAAGGTAGCTCGAGACATCGAGATGATGGGGATGCACGAGCACTACCCTAAGTACATGTGGAAGAAGAACATGGGGTACGGTTCAAAGGACCATCTCTTTGCTCTCACTCAACACGGACCAACCTGGTACCACCGAGGGCGCTTCCTCCGAAAGGTGTACCGAAAGTACCAGGACTACTTGGTCATAGAGAAATGGAAGAAGTGGGAAGAGCAGTGGCTCAACTTCAGGTACGACGAAGAGGAGTTACCCGAGTGACTTCGCTGGCAATCTTTGAAAGCTCATCGAAGAAGGCCATCGCCAGCTTCTCGTACAGAGGAGACTTGGTGAAGCGATCCCACTCCAGATTCACTTGCTTCATCGACTCTTCGTTACCACCAAGGTCGGGGTGATGCTTCATCGCTTCGCGCCGGAAAGCTGACTTCGCTTCGGCCTTGGTGGTTGGATTGCCAACCCATGACGGAGGCTTCGATGGACGAGCAGCTCCTCCAGCATAGCGAGAACCTCCGGCGTAGCCGTACTGCCTACCTGCTCGAGCGTAGTCCCCCAGCATCTTCAATTCACCGAGGCTTCTGCCCATAGTGCGACCGGCCCACCCAAGTATCAGGGCATTGGTGGCTATGGGCAGAAGACGAATGTCTTTCTTACGCTTCTTCTGAGCGTCGTAGCCTATGTACGCGCCAGTAAGCCCGCCGATGCCAGTACCGAGTAGCGATCCCTTCTGCACAGGATTCATCATCCTCCATGCGTCGAGGAGGGCCTGCTTCGACAGGCTGGCGTGCTTCGCAACGTGCTCAGGCAGCTTCTTCCCTTTGGGAGTGGCTGCCTGCCACTCCTTCACCGTCTCTTTGCTTATCTCTCCGCGGCTGGCCATCGCGTAGAACTTGCGGCGCTGTGCTTCACTCTTGAACGGCATGTCTTTCTCCTACTTGGGGCCACGCAGCTTCTGCATCAGACCCTTGCCCGCCTGTGCGATATCCGAACCAACCTGGCCCACTGGGGTGAAGCCGTAGTCAACCATCTTGCGAAGACCCTTCGATTCCGTCGGGATGTTGGACAGCAGCTTGACGTAGGGTTTGGGCAGCATGCCGGACTGGGCAGCAAGGGTGGGAGCCTGACGAAGCACATCACCTAAGACGCCGCCACCCAAGGCCTTGGAAGCTCGGCCTGCTCCATGTGCCATCTCGTAAGCGTTCACGAGGTTGGAATCAGTGCCAAGCGCAAGCGCCTCACGGAAAGGCTTGGACAACATGGGCTTGCCCTGCTTGGCTGTACGGTACCCTACCCCCATGACTTCGCCGACGAGATGTCGAACACCTGGAATCTTCAGTCCGTGCCGACTGAGGAAGTTCGACAGTAGGATCTTTCCGCCTGCGGTCGCCCCAGCGATGGTGAGAGGATCGATTGCTACCTTCTGCTTTGAGGCAATCTTCTGGAGCTCGTCCAGGAACGCAGCCTTCTCAATGTTGCCCTTTTCCAAGTGCCACCCCTTGAATCTGGGCTGGAAGAGAGCACCCGGCCCGCCTTGTTCGTCAACGAATACTTTAGTCGCCTTCACTTTCGCCACGCGCCCAACGTACCTGTCGGGATTCGCTATCATGTCTCGACCAAGGTCGTGTGAGAAGCCCCCTACCTGCCCGACGATAGGCCCGTCCTCCGTCCAGGAGTAGCTGATGGAGCCGGCACGGTCATGCTCCTTGCCCGTCTTGCCACTCACCGCAGGGTGAACCTTGCGTACGAAGACGTCGAAGTCGGGGGCGAACTTGGCCTTCGTCGGTACGCCAGGTACTTCTGGCTCGACCAGCACCACTCCCTCCCTGGTGAGAGGGTACTTGCCTTCCCCGATTCTCTTGAGGAGCAGGGACTTCGCCTTCGGTGTGGTGGCTATGTCTGGCAGCCATAGGTCCCCAATCTTCTGCTCCACCTCCTTCAGCACCTTCAGCTTTTCACTGAAGGGGGAGGCCTCCATGGACTTGCCCCGGTACTTCACAACGTCGAAGGGGAAAGCATGCAAGCGCGCTCCAAGCTCTTCTTGCTTGGCTCGACTCTCCCAGACCTTAGCGTTCAGCAAGCCGCCGATCGTCTCTTCCGGCAAAGCCTTGCCCTTGCGAAGGGCGATGGTCTCTCCTCGCAGCAAGGTGTTGTCGAGCTCCTTCGGCACCGTGTCCTTCAGCAGGTCAGTGAGCTTATGCGTGTGCTCGATGAGGCCAGTGGGGCTTAGCTTGCCCACCCTGTAGGAGAACACTCTGGGTGACCTGCCTGCCTGCAAGTCGATGAGAGAGTGAGCTCCGTCGAGCTTGGGCATCATCACCTGGTCGGTGCGCTCAGTGTCCACCTTCTCGACGTCGATCTCTTTGTAGCTAGGCTTGCCAGAAGGGATGTCAGGCCTGCGCTCCCGGCTCAGAGTCTTGTTGTGGATGAACCACTTTCCCGACTGGTCCTTGCGGATCGAGAACTCCTCGGGGTGCCTCTCGTCGTACAGATTGAAGCGCAGCTTCGTACCTGGCTTGTCGTCAGGGTCTGCGTGATGAACCTCAGCCTGAGTCCGTCGGCCAGATACGACTTTGCCCTTGCCGTACTCCGTCGAGATCCTCCCAGTGAAGTCCATGTACTTGATGGTGTGGTCGTACGTCGGCACCACCAGGGCAGACTCACCAGGCTTCGGCAGCTCTGTGCGCTTGGGCAACACAAAGGAATGGGCAATGCCCGTCGCCGGGTTTCCCAATCGAATGTCGATGTGCGGCCCAGCTTTCTCAGCCAGGTGAGGATGCGCCGAGAACTCCCAGACCTGGGGTGCTTGGATTTTTGGGAGAGAAGAAGTAGTCCGTTCAGCTACGCCAGGGCCTAACTCGCCTTCCCTATAGTGGGCGCGTTCAGCGGTAGTGATCTTCGCCGCTATCTTGCTGAGCCTCCCTGGCATAGATAACCCTCATCAGTTCTTCGGAGCAAGAAGACCGTTGAGGATCAGACACGTCTTCCTCACGAACTTCTCCAAGCCCACCGTGTTCGCCGTGTTTCTCGCTTGCTGAAGCTGCACTACGTAGGCTCCAAGCTCGGGCACTAGCTCGATGGCTACGTCACCCATCCATGCGGCGTCCACAGCTTCTTTGATGACGTCTCTGGCATTGGCCGGGAACTTCACCTTCGAGGCTTCCTCTGACCGACCAGGGATGTAGACAAGGCCGCTGTGCCCACACTTCGGGCACTTCTTCACAGCCTTCTGGTTCTCCGGCACAGGCACTTCCGCTCTGCAGTTACGGCAGCGGTTGACGTAGTGCCCATCGGTCCACTGGTCTGTCTCGCCGGCACGAGGGAACAGGTGGAGCAGCACATCACTGGCCTTCACCTGGTACTCTGCGAAGACGTACGGCAAGTCCGTGATCTTCTCCATCTCTGGCGGTGCATTCATCGGAGGCGGCGGCTCAGAGAGGACGGTTCCCATCTTCTCCTTCGCCTCGGTGTACCACTCAGGCATCTTCATTCCCGACATTTGGGTCTCCCTCTTCAACAGGTTGCTGTGGCTGACTCTCGTCAGCGGCCTTCTCACTCTTGCCATCGCCACTGTAGGACCCCTCGGGCCCCACCGCATCAGCGAGGGCGGTAATCTCTGTCTCACTATGGTTCATGTGCCAGTGACGAGCTTCCTTCAACTGCTCTTCGAACTCACCACCCTGGCCAAGGATGCCATGCAACGCACGCATCTCACGGACGTACTTGCCGTAGGTGTCTGCTGTCTTCTTGTCGTCAGGTTTGAACGCCATGTACTGCACTCTGTAGGCAGCCTGCCGATACGCATCCCTCAAGCCTTGCTTGTGGTCGTACTTGGGGTTCATCCCCGCCCGGAACAACGCTTGCTGCTCCCCTGCCATGAGCGGAGCGATGTAGTCGTCGAGGAGGGGGTGACCAGCAAGGAAGTCTTGCCACTCAGGCTTGGAGAGATTTTTCCGTCGCCAGAAGTAGTGCTCGTAGATCTCCACCATCCGTGCTGTGAGAGACCGAGTGAGGTAGTACTTCTTACTGATCTTCTCAGCGATGACCTCCCACGGAAGGTTCCCCATGATGAGGATGTGGAGGTCGTGCTGATAGCTACGGTCTCCCTGGTCCCCGAGAACCTCAGTGAGGATGCGCTGAATGTCTGGGTCCGAGCTCCAGATCTGGAAGATCTTCTCCCTCTTCATGAAGTCAATCGTCGGCTGGTGTCGATGATTGTTGAAGAGGTAATCGTCCGGGGCCTGGAACGTGCCCAGCAGGTAGTCCCACTGGGTGTCCTTCACGGACAGTAGTCCCATCTCCCCGAGCGTTTGGTTGACCGCCTCCAATGTCAGCGGATTCTCTGGGTCACCCCAGGAAGCAGCCAACAGGTAGCGCACATAGTAGTCCGCTGGATGTTTCACCTACGTGGTCTCCCGCTACGCCTCAGTTCGAGAACCGTAGCTCCTTCTGCTGCAAGGACTGGAGCCCGCGGATGACATCCTCAAGAGCGCACAGCATGCGCTCTACCGCCACCTCGGGCACTTCCTTGAGGCCGATTCGTACTGCCACGAGAAGCTCAGCCAGCTTGCTCGACGCAGCCTGTAGCGCGGGCAAGAGGTCGATGAACGTCGACACGTTCTCGGCATTGAGGAAGCCCAGACCGAGGATCTTGTCCGCGGTGAGTGCATCGTCCAACACCGATGCTTCCTTGGCGAGGAAGTAGTTGTGAATGGGTGGGTCGAGCTCACTCAGCTCCTTCTGCAGGTTGGCCTTGATGCTGGCCATCTTCTCTGACAGAGAACCCAGCACCTTCAGACCAGCTACGGAGACTCTCTCTCCGCTCTGAGCGCGGTCGAGCGCAGTCTTGCAGAAGCGATGGTCCATGCCGAGAGCAACGCCCAGGAACATCGCCTTGTCTCGGTCGATGAACTTGGTGTGCACGCTGGCCACCTTGGCAATCGAGGGACCACGGAAGGAGAACGTCCCATCCTTGTCCCCAACGATGTCCACCGAGCCAGCCCGGCTCTTGGCAGCCAGCTTCGAGAACAGGTTGGGCTCGGACACGAGCTCCGTCTTGCCACGGAGAGGCATCCAGTTCAGGAAGTTGGGCAGCACCCACTCCGTCTCCGACACTCGTACTGGCTTGGCCAGACCCTCGCCGAATGAGAACGTGACCTGCTCACCCATGTCGCTCTGCGCCAAGAAGCGCACGCCGTTCGGGGACTGCATGGAGCTCGTCACCGTCATCGGGATGAACGCCTTGGCTGTGCCATGGTCCAAGTAGTAGAGGGCGCCGTAGCCACGGGGGATGCCCTTCGGGATGTCCGTGGACTTGCCAGCGATCTCACCGGCGACGTTCTCTTGCACCGCGTACTGCGAGCCGTTGTTGAACAACGACAGAGGCAGCACCTGCAGGTCGAGAGTCATCAGCCTGGGGAAGACCCAGCCGATCATCGTGTTGCCGTTGGCATCCTGCACTTTCCAGATGCCGAACGAGTCAGCTACCTTCACCTCTTCGGCCTCGAGCGTCTGCTTGACCGGCGCATCGGGGCTGAGAGTGACGGTGCCATCATTCTCAAGCTGCTGGTTCATGTCCACTTCACCCGCGAGATCGCGAGCAGTAGCCAGCGGAACCTCTTCCTGCTGGGGAGCGAACATCTCATCGGCGGCCCACTTCACCAGCGCTCGATCGGTACCGAGCTTGGTAATCTGCACCACCGTCGGCTTGATGCGGCTCGCTACCAACGAGGCCACCTTCTCCGGGTCGGAGGGCGAGAGACGAAGAGCCGAGGCGAAGGCCGCCTTCACACCCTCGTCGCTAAGGTGGAGCGTAGCCCGAACCGACGGGTCCTCCATCGCCTGCTTCATCCGCGTGGCATGGCCTTCCTTGACTCGGCCGTAGAGCTGCGGCAAGAGCGGCAGCTTCTCTACCTCGACCTGGGCTGAGCCCACCTTCGTGCCGCCGGCGCCAAAGCCACCGAAGCCCGAACGAAGCGGGGGCTGAAGGTCATGAACAAGAGACGGGTCGTAGGGCCGCAGCCGTGCGACGTCGAACGTCTCAGGACGGATGAGCATCTCACGGAGCTTGGCTTCGGTGAGGTGGAAGTACTTCTTGCCCGACAAGAACACGTCGAGCGGGCTCATCATCTGCTCTTTGACAACGAGCGGGATGTGGACCTTGTCCATGCCCGAGTTCTGCATCTCCTCGACGGTCATGGCCGACTTCGGACGGACCTCGATGGAGCCGAAGGCGTAACCTCGCTCCTCGTCCACCTTGTCGAGGATGACGTGCGAATCGTAGGAGCTCAGGTAGGGAAGCTGCTTGTACGCTTCCTGCATGATCTCCTGGTGCCAGTTGTCGACGTTGTCACCCAAGCGGGTCAGCATGCCGGCAAACTTCTCCGCGCCTTCGAACTGGATGGGCGCGTCGAGGAACAGAGCTTCAGTGGACATGGTCATCTCCTTACTTCGTAAACGATGCAGTGGATAGCAGACCTGATAGCTGACCCGAAAGAGATGCTATCGCTGGGGCTGCAACTACTGGCGATCCAGGTGGACCACAAGCGAATGTTGAGATCTGCGTGATGAGAGTGCCAAGGAGGCTGACGAGCATGTCGCCCTTCACCAGCGGAGAGGCAGCTCCATTGCCCAAGTGCATCATCGGAGCATCCAGCATGGCCTTGGTACCACTCTTCAGCACGGCCATAGTCTGGCCCTCTACTGTCGCAGCGTCGGTGTCAGACTTCATCGTGGCTGCCTTGTTGGCCTGCACCAGGACCTGTCCCTTCGCTGCCTTGACAGTGATGTCCTTCTCCAGGGAAGTGATCTGGACGTTCTCCTTTGCCTCGATAGCAAAGCCCTTTTCCAGAGTCCAACCAACATCGCCTTCCTTGGTGATGGCCAGGCTCACCATCACCTTGTTGCCATCATCCCCAGAGTCATTGATCTCGAGCTTCAGTGTAGTCTTGTCGCTGTCCCCGTGGGAACCGATACTCAGCGTGGCTATCTGCAGCTTGTTGTCTGCATGCTCTTTGACCTTGAACGTGAGTGTCGTCAGCGCCTTACCATCCGTGGTCTGGTCATCACGCTGGGTGAGCCAGGTGAGTTCGCCACCGAACGTGAAGAGCTCATAGTTTTCGCAGAAGTCCTTGATGAAGTTGCGGATGGGTAAGTAGAAGCGCTGTGCCGTTGGAGTGGCCCCAATCTGCACGACGCCACCACGACGGAGGATGAGGAAGTTCTCATCCCGCGTCCTCATCATGATGTCTCCAGGATTCAAGGCCTGCCTGCCACCTTGGAAGCTGTCGAAGTCGTCATCGTGAGCTGATTGGAACCCCATCACGAAGGGAGCAGCGAACCTGCCACTGCTGGGTACACACACCCAACAGAGAGCTCCGACCTCCGGCTGGGCGTAGATGCCCTCGCCGTTGAGAAAGTGGAAGTAGGGGGCCATCACCTGGATGTCGAAGAAGCGCTTGTTGCCGTGCTCGCTGACGCAGTCGACAGACCACTGCTCGATGTTGACGTTGATGATGCGGCACGTCTCTACACTGGCTGGTTTCCATTCGCCCTCGGCTACACTGAGAGGTTGAGGCCTGCGGCCCCCAGTTCCCATGTTGCCAAGCGGATTCATTGCCATCGTCTCTCCCTAGTACAGCCAGGGTTCCTTCTCTGTTCCCATTCCAAACTCCTTGCCGTATGCCATCGACGGAATGGGGTGCGTGCTATGTAGCACAGACCGCCACCCTTCGGCAGACGCATCGAGAATCGTGTCCTTCAGATTCTTGTGCTGCAGCCGAGCCAACCAGTCCGTCTGAAGCTCGAGCGGCAGCATGCTGACACCCTGCAGGACCGGCTTGTACTGCACCGGCTTCTGACCAGGCTTCAGGTTACGGTTGTGAGCTACGACTTCCGACGTGGCTGCGTGGTCTCCACGAAGCAGCGTCTCATGGTCACCTGAGTCGGTGACCTCACTAAGATTGGTCATGGCTCGAACGAAGGTCTCCACATTGCGGCGACGCACGGGGCCCTCGTCCTTGTACGAATTCCAGATCTCGTCGGTGAGGTACTGCTGCACCGCGTTCATGTTGGTGCGGGCTAGCATCTCCCTCGGATTCTTTGGTCCGTCGGAGATAGCATCACCCATCTTCACCTCGTCCCCCTTCTTCACGGTGAGGGTACGTGTGGCTGGAACGTAGTGGGACTTGTCGCCCACGTGCACACGCCAGCCGCCGGCGGGGTCCTTCTCGATGTCACTGACCTTGCCATCAGCATCAGCCAGGGTAGCTGCCCCAGGCAACTTCTTGGGCACGTTGAGGAGCTGCTCCAGTCGGTTGAACAGGCCTGTCGCACTGGTGCCCTTCGCCCCTACGACACCGCCCGTGTGGAAGGCGTTCATCGCAAGCTGAGTGGCGGGCTCACCGAGAGCCTGCGCTGCCAGCACCCCGAGATTGGAGCCTGGAGAGTGCAACTTGCCCTCCTCGTTCAGACCATAGCACTTGGCACACAGACCCTTGCCGTGGGCACACTTCAGAGGGGAACGCACCTCGATCTTGTTGATCTTGTTGTTCTTCAGACGGTTGAGCAGGTCAGGAGTGACCAGTGCACCTGCGGGAATCTTGCCCTTGTCGTGACCTGCCTTGTTGCCAAGGTCGATCTCCCTGACCGTGAAGCGATCTAGCACGTCTCGGTTGTCAGTGGGGAGCACCACGCCCTTTGTGGTTCCGCAGTCCTCATCCACTACCATCTGGTTCATCGTGGTGTTGATGAGCTGCTTTGACATCTTGCCGGGGGCTTGCGTACCCTGCACGCGACCGATGGTTCCCATGCGGGCCCCGTGCATCGAGGCGAAGTACGAACCGATGTCCAAGCCCTCTGAGTAGGCCTTGGGAATCGGGATCGGTACTGGCTCGCCCTTCGAGTCAGCGACCAGCATGGGGGCCACGGTCATCTGCTTGTACTGCGACCAGCTACCGCGTGCTCCTGAACGAACCCAATCATACATGCGGTTCTTCTTGCCGTCGGCGTTCTTCTTCGCCTCGGCGTGGATCTTCTCAGCGGCTCCTACGTAGAGCTTGACGATCTCTTCCTTTCGCTTCATCGGGTTCGACACTCTGGCACGAATCTCATGCTCCTTACGAGCAGCGTCTTTCAAGACCTCGTCTCGGTGCACATGGTCCGAGAGGAAGTCATCGAGCCCGATGGACATGCCAGTAGCAAACTCGTTGCCGATGTCCTTGAACCTGTCAGACACCGACCCGAAGTCCTTTGGAGACCGCTTCGCAACGTCGGTGAGCAACCCGTAGAGGTTGCCCTTGTTCAGCAAGTAGCCAGTGTCGGTGAGCAGCTTAGGCTCACGTACTTCTTCCGGCAGTGATTGGTACAGCATGAGTCGGCCGACCGTAGTCTTCACAGACTGAGCCGCCTTTTTCAGCATCTCCGTGTACGCATCACCTTCGATGTTGTCGAGAGAGATGAGGTCGTTCATCCCGATCTTGCCAGCCTTCACAGCGCGAGCAGCGTCGGCAGCAGTTGGGAACCGGAGAGCGGTCCTCTTGTCGATCTCCGTCAGTTTGTAGAGGCCCATCATAGATTCTTGGGAGGGCTTGGACATGAGGTGCCCAGTCGTAGGGCTGAAAAGGTTGAAGGAAGGCAACATCCTGTATGCTTCCTTCACTGCCTTCTGGCTGACTGGGACAAAGGCTGACATCTTGTCGCCATCAAAGTCAGCGTTGTAGCCGGCGGTTGCCAGCGGATGGATCTTCACCGCCTTGCCCTCGACCAGCTTGGGTCTGAAGGCCTGTACTCCGAACTTGTGAAGCACAGGGTCACGCTTCAGCAAGATGGGTCGCTCTTCGAGCACGGCTTTCAAAGCCTCGAGCGCCGCAGGATGGTTCTTCTTCACCATCTCCTGGGCATCGAGGGGTTTCTGCCCCTGCTGTACCAGGCGGCGTACGATGAAGGGTTTGTAGAGCTCGGTTGCGGCCTTCCTTGGCAGACCCACTTCGTCCAAGCTGAGTGAGGGCTCGGGGATGATAACACCACGCATCGACAGGTCTTGCCGGCGGCCGATGATCTTGTCCTGGAAGAAACCTTCCTTCGGCTGCCCACCCTCTCCGCTGGAGCCGGAGATGGTCTGCATGATGGCGTTGCGATGGCGCCCTTGGTGGACTTGGCCCGTCAGCATGATTGCCTTGAGCCCGTCGTAAAGGGACGTCTGAAGCGGCAGCTTCTCCTCTGGTGGTAGAGCCGAGTCGAAGTCCTTGAACTTCAGATTGAGCATACCAACGTGGTTGTAGAGTCGGTTCACGTCATCGTAGTTGATGTCGCCGCTGTCGAGAATCGTGATGGGCCGGAACACAGGTGGCAGCACCGGCAGGTGCTTCATCGTGTAGGCCTCGACTGGAGAGAGACCTGCGCTTTCTAGTGCTCGGAGGTACTTGAGCTTCTTGTTGGCGTCATTGAGCTTGTTGGTGCGGAGGTCAGGCAGCTTGGTCTCGACCTCCTTCTTCATCTTCTTCGGGTCCAACTCCTTGAGCGCGTCGATGATCGCTTGAGGCCCGGTCTTGTCTCCGAGCTTCTCTTCCCCGGTCACTACTCGTTTGAAGCTGTTCGAGTTCAGACCAAGAAGAGCAGAGATGGGACCCTCAAACACCGGGTTCGGCATTCGCTCTGGCAGTGGAACATGCGACCACTTCTTGCCCTTCACACCGCCAGTGATCTTAGGATCGAAGATGCCACCAGCTTCTTCCTTGGCATCCTTCGCACGCAGGGCACGACCCGCATCGGGCAGTGCCCCGTTGCTCATCTCCAACACCTTCTTGTCCGTGAGAGGCTGGAGGATGAGGTCGTTGCCTTCCTTGCGGATGTCCAGGCCCATGCCCTTGAGGTAGCCCTCGAACTTCTTGAACACGAAGGGTGCCTTCGGAGTTGGGATGGAGTCACCTGCCTGAAGCTGGACCCAGAAATCGTCGTTCATGTCCGACTTGTACGTCTGCATCTCACGGATGTTCTCGCGAGCGTTGTGCGCCAGCAGAGCGTACATGCCCATGGCGTCCATCGTCTGGCCGCCCTTCGGGCCGCCGCCGGCGGGCAGCATGTTCGAGTCGTAGGTGTCACGTGAGCGTACTGACAGACCCTTCTCGGCCGTGTGGTGCAGCTTCAGAATGTACTGCTTGCCGACCAGGACGTTGGGGAACTTGCTATTGGTGACGGGGTCGTGCAGCTCTTCCGTATCCGAAACCCCGTGATGCTTCATCTCCTCTTTCAGGCTACGGGTGTAGTCGGGTACCTTGGGGTCGAAGTTGTTGACGATGTAGGGCTTGCCTGTCTTCTCCGCAATCTTGGACGCGGCAGTCTCCAACACCTGACCCAAGTTGATGCGGGTAGGAACGCCCGTGGGATTCAGGATGACCTCAATCGGGTCGCCGTCCTTGTCCTGCGGCATCTCATGGTCGGGCATGATGTTCGTGATGATGCCCTTGTTGCCGTGGCGACCGACGATCTTGTCACCTACGTCGGCTGGAGCTTCAGCGCGAACGTAGACCGTTATGTTCTTGCCGTGCTTCACAACACGGGTAACCACACCAGGGATGTCCTTGGTCCAGCGAATCTCACGAGGCTTCCACGGACGGATGAGTCCCTTCGAGAAGAGTCCGAGCTTCTGCTCGTCCGGGGTGATGGTCTCTTCCTTGAGAATACCCAGGAGCACGTCGTCTTTGTTGACAACCTGACCCTCCCGAATCACCGCGTCATCATCGAGCTTCTCTGCCTGGTCCTTCGTGACCTTACCGGCCATGTAGGAGAGGAACTTCTTCTTGTCGAGGTTGATGGTCTTCTCGGAGGTGATGTTCTCTCGGAAGAGGTGTTCCGATGTCAGCTTCTTAGCCGCGGTCTCCGAGATGACGATGCCGTCCTCAAAGTTGTAGCCCTTCCAGGGCATGTAGGCGACCTTCAGATTGGTGCCCAGTGCCAGCGTGCCATTCTTGGTGAAGTTGGTGTCGGCCACCACCTGACCGGCATGCACCGTGTCCCCCGCCTTCACGATGGGGGTGCTGTTGAGCACGCTCTTGTCGTCGTTCAGGGGGAAGTCATCGTAGAGCTGAACCTCGTGGCGGTCACCGTTCTTTGCCTTGATGATGACAGCGTCCTTCTTCACCTTCTCGATGACGCCGGCGACAGGAGAGGTGTGGCTGACAAACTCTCCGATGCCCTCCTCAAACGTGCGGGTGGGCTTGTCACTTCGAGTCTGAACTAGAGGGGCCTCCCTATGCTTCAGGGCGATGGCCTGCTCGATCTGACGAGAGGCAACCATGGTGCGGTTGCCCTGGTTGTTCTGCAGGAATGGAATGAGGTTCGCTGACAAGTCGAACATGCCCTTGCTAGAGCCGAGGACGTAGTCAACCTCACTGGGTTTCACCACGGTCACCGTACCCTCTGGGTCGGAGACTTTGATGCTGGCCTTGATTGGCACAGGCTTGCCACCCTTCCACTCGTACTGATCTGGGAAGGCGAGATTGGACTTGAGTGCTTGGTGCGGGTTGATCATGTCCCGCTTGCCGGTCTTCACGTTGTAGACTGGGATCTTGAGATCGTGCCCGTCCTTCACCACTTGGGAAGCGAGCTGCAGCGTGACACCGATGCGCTCCGACTCAGGAGTCTGGATAGGATCGAGGAAACCCAGGTGACTGGGGTTGATGGACTGGGCCTCGAGAGAGATCTGATGGGACGAGCTGATGCCGCCCTCACCTGGGGCGAAGAGCGTGGTCTTTCGGTTGCCAGAGATGAAGCTGATGGGGTTGGTTTGTGTCGGCCGCTCAGAGAGGACCGAGCTCACGAAGAACTGGCGCAAGGGCTTGCCAAAGATGTCCGGGTTGATGATGTCTCGGACCTTGCTGTTCTTGTCCAGCGTGTTGCCAATCTTCCGCTTGACGTCCTTCTCCGTCTTCCACTTCTCGAGACGCTCGTTGATGAGGTCTTCTGCGGAGTGGAGCTCCTTGAACGGGAGCGAGTCTCTATCGTCGGGCTCTACCTCTTGACGAGAGACCTTGAGAATCTTGTGCGAACCATCGAGCAGAGCTGACCCCGAGACCTTGTCGTAGGGCTTACCCAACGTGAGGGCCGTGGAGTCTGGACGTAACACCGACTCACCGAACTCCTTGTGAATCAGCTCCTTGGCCTTGTCCAACGTCTCCGGGTTGGTCCCCTTGATGGCCCTGTAGAACTTCCGAAGAGCAGTCTCGTCAGTCACCAACTTGTTGGCGCTGAAGATGTCCTTTCCCCAAGCTCTCTCGATGGAGTCGTCGTCGATGCCCATCGTCTTGAGGACAGGGTAGAGCGGGATCTGCGCCTCGCCGTAGCGGAGCGACATCTTCTGGTTCTTGGGGTTGAAGTCCATGTGGAAGTTCTGACCCTTGGCCAGGTTCCACTGAGCAGTGAGCTCACCATTCTTTCGGACTCGGGTGTAGACGCCCGACTTCATCCGGAAGACGTTGTTCACCTGCCACTCGTTGCCGTTGACGATGTAGCTGTAGCGGCGCGTGATCTTGGGGAGCTGGGCGACGTTGACCACCTGGCGGTCGAGAACCTTGCCAGTCAGGTTGTCCTTCAGCTCAAGCTCAGCCCGGATGGGAACGGTCCAGCTACGGCCTTTGACCTTGGCATCCTTCTGGTCACGGATGTCGTCAACGCCCTTGTTGTCATCGACCCAAACCTTCTTCGCACTGAGGGTGTGCTGCCTGCCCTCGATGGGGAAGTAGTTGTGGATCGTCTGAGCGGTGCGTTCCTTGAGCTTTTCGAATGCCTCTTCAGGTGAATAATGCGCCATCAGCCCTCTCCAGCACTGTCGTGGGCAACGCTAGGTCGCCTGAGCGGTGGATAGATGCCACGTTTTGCCATCCTACATCACTGAAAGTCCAGCCAGCAACCCGTCATAAGATAAGTGAAGGGCCCATACGTCTCTTAACCCAACTTGTCGACGGAGGAAATGAAGAATGAGCAACCCAACCTCAATGCAGATGTTCCAGCAGGACGTCCAAAACGATCTCGTGGGAGGATTCTTGAGCTTCCCAGAACCGGAGCCCGAGGAACAGCCTCACGAAGACGAGACGGAGGACAACGCTGGAACGGACGTTGAGGCCAACTGATGAGGCTGCTGCTCATGGGGTTCGTAGTGGGCCTTGCAAGGAGACTCATTCATGAACTTCAGAAGACCCGCAATCATAACGACGCCGAGAGTCGTCGTACCGCAGCCGGCCAAGCCTAGAGTTGCGCCTAGAGCTTTGCCCAGGATCATCAAAGCGCCAGAACCAGAACTGATAGGCCGCTGTTTGTTGTGCGAAGAGCAGTTTGGTGGGCCCAGTGCTGTTCGCCTACGACACGGCTGTGTCAAACAACGAAAATGGGGAACGGAGTTCATAGAGCTACCGTTCGACGACCACTCGAAGGTGAAGTGGTTGTGTATGACGTGCGCGTGGGACAACTCCATCGTCGCGGATGACGCTAGACGATTCTCGTCCCGGCTCCAAGGACTCAGTGCAGACGGCCAGTGCTGCCTGTGCTCTCAGGTCATCGAGCCCTACCCATTGGAAGACTGGTCAAGCGCGATACTGATCGAACTAGGTGAAATGACGCCGAGCACGAAAGGACCCTTCTCGATCTACCGCCCAAGCGAAACCGGCCACCTGCATTACTTTTGCATGGATGACCTCAACATCGAACTTTGGCGGCTGATTGAGAGGGCCGACGTGCCGGACTACCGAGAGTACCTCTCGCCATGCGAGTAGGAAAATCTGGGGTGGTCCGATGCGATCTCTGCGGTGAGGTGATTGTTGGCTCTGCCGACAGCCTCACTCGCAGCGGTCAAACCAAACACTTCTGCCAAGGCACTTGTCTGGATGCGTACCTCCGCGAGCACTGCAACGACGTCATCGTTGGAGAGGTTCAGAAGCAAGTTCGCGAGGAGTTCAACTTCATCCACAAACAAGTGTGCCCGGCCTGCAAGTACAGGCTGAGGAAGCTCCAGTGAGAGGAGGAGCAGAGGCCCAGCGGCCTCTTTTTAGCCCATCGCCGGCTGGCTTTGATGGGATCCCATCGCGCCGCCAACGCCACCAGCCAGGCCCATAGCCGCAAGGCCAAGACCCATCTTGCCTGCACCACGCATCTTGCTGCCGATGCGCCCCAGTCGGCCCATCATACCAGCTCCTGCATGCTCAGCAGCTCCGGCCGCTGCTCTCGGGGCACCAGCAGCCGCTCCGTGGAGGATCTGCGTGCTACCAGGACCTGCCGCCTGTGCTACTGGCCTACCACCCGTCACTGATGTTACGGCTGTGCGAGATGCTCGACTCGGAACAGCCATGGGCTTCTTGGGAATCAAGTTGCCCTCTGCATTCACGGTGTGAGTGGCGGGATTCCACTCCCCGCTCTGAAGCATCGAGTTCATCTTGGCTTCACGGGCAGTCGAGGCCTGGAGCTGAGACTGGTGAGTCGCCTCACGCTGCTTCATGAACTGACCGTAGGACGGGCCAGCCTGGAACCCCTCCGGCAGTTTGCCTTGCATCCCTTGAATCCCATGGGCGCCAATCGCTTCGGGTCCAACGAGAGAGAAGTCCGCTGCGATCTTCATCAGCTCATCGTAAAAAGCCTGCATCATGATCTTGTTCATACTGACGCTGCCTCCGGGCCCCGCATCGGAGGACGCTGCTCAGGGAGCGGCATACCAGCCGAGTTCTTGTTGGCCCCACGGCTCTGCTGCAAGAGCTGCAGAACCATTGAGTAGAGTTGCGGATTCATCTTCTGCATCTGCACGAGGTTCTTCTGTTTCTCATGCTCGGGCAGTTGGTTGAGCCACCCTACGACTTGGTTGGCCACCGTGAAGATGTCCATCTGCGCCGGCTGGCTGGCAACGAGCGGTGACTCACCAGCGGCCATGGCTGGTTGGTCTTGACCCTGCTCTTGACCTTGCGGCAGTTCCATTGGGGGAACCTGACCCGCCTGATTCATCTGGCCGACCTGCGCGTTCTGCTGAGCGCCTACCGCTGACGGGCTGGCTACGCCGGGTTGACCTGCTGCCTGCATGCCCTGCTGCTGGAGCATCTTCTGGTCGTTCGGGTCGATACCACTGACCTGCTGCTCCATCATGATCTTCTGAGCGCGGGTCTGGTACTTGATCTGGACGAGCTGGGCCTCACCCTGAATGCCCGCCTGAGCAAGCGCCTGCGAGCGCTGGTTCTCCAGCACTCGCTTCTGCTCGACGGAGATGATCTCGGCGTCCTTGACGGAATCCCAGTCCATGTCCTCGAGCATCGACTTGTCAGAGAGCTTGCCGGCTTGGTTCATCTGCAGGTACAGCGCGCTGCGCTGCAGATCGTCGGCCATCTTGAACCGTTTGTAGTGGCACGGCACCGTCTCCCAGCCCATGAATGCTGCGATGTTGGGCATGATGAAGTCGGTGGCGAGCTGCTTCCGCTGGGTTCTCTGGTCGAGGAAGTGGTTCTCGAGGATTCGCATCGAGACGTTCGAGCCCGAGAACTGCATACCGCCGTAGACGAACTCGATTGGCACGCCCATACCGGCGATGATCTGCTCCGACCACACCCGGTACTCCTGCGCCAACATGAGGGCGCGACCGTCACCGCCGAGTGTCTGCTGCCCGACGGGGATGGGGAGGAGCGGGATGTAGTTGTTGTCGAGGCGCCAGCGCACGATCTCCTGCTCGATCTTGTCGCGCCACTGGGTCAGGTTGACTGTCGAGTAGACACTCGCATCAGGAGAAGCTGTCTGGGGGAAGAGCAGCCGGAGTGGAACGATGTGCTCGACGGCGATGGCTTCCTGCGCCTTGCGAAGAACCTGCAGGTAGAAGGCGTCCTTCAACACCGGCAGGATCATTGGCATGCCCCAGCCCTTGTCCTTCTGGGCGATGGTGGGGCGCTTCATGTGGTAGATGTTGTCTCGACTGAAGAGCAGGGCCTTGTTCTGCCGCAGTGCTTCCATGAAGACCTGCGGGATGCGCTCGATGATGTGGCGCTTGGCCATACGTACGTCGTTCGCCAGCATCGGCGGGATGACGTAGTAGTACCGACTCTCTCCAGTGGCTTCGTTGTGCTGGACCGTGATGTACTCGGGGTTCCAACGCACCAACCGGATGTCTCGAATCGATCGGATGTAGTGGTCGCGGACCTGGAACTCTTGATGGTTGCCGCACTTCTGGCACTCACCAATAAACTTGTACTCCCGGAAGATGTACTTCTGCTTCTCGATGCGGGCAATGTTGTGGCAGTGCTTGCAGATGAGCAGCTTCTGGAACGGGAAGGACAAGGAGACGAAGGCGTTCCCGTAGGTGTTGTAGTCGAGACCGACCTCCACCTCGAACTTCTTGTAGTTGAGAACGGTGCTGAAGCAGTACTCCCACTGCCTGCGAAGAGGCTCGTTCTCAGAATCGAAGATGAGATCGGTGACCGAGTACTCAGCCATCTTCGTGCAGACGGCATTCACGAGTGGATTCGTCAGGTAGTAGTAGCGGCACCACCGGAGCATCGTCTTGAACGACGACGGCAAGTAGGTGTGCGCGATGTCGAAGAACGGCGACGGATAGCGAATAGCCCCCAAGGCCTCGCTGGTCATGGAACGGCCAGTGTTCCTCGAGAACCGCAGGCCGCCAGCCGGGCCGAATGTTAGGGCGTCAATCATCCGTAGTACCTCTGGACGTTCTCCAGTTGCTCGGAGGCCTCAGTCGGAGAAGGGGCATTGACTGCTTGACGAACATTCGCCCCTGCTCGCATCCGGTCTATAACACGTCCGAGCCGAGAACCAACTGCTCGAGCTCCAAGAATGCCAACCGTAGCTGGTAGGAGACCGATCCCTCCTCCTGTGGCCAGTACATTGGCCAGCCCCATAGCGCCCTCACCAAGGCCCATCTCCGCAGTCGAACCTTCCCCAGTTGGTGACGGCTTGGCGGCATTCACCACACCGGGGATGCCCATGCCCGCGAAACCGACAGTGAGACTCTTGCTGCCGACAGGCAGGTACTTGGTGCCAGCGCCGGCGCCAGTCCAACCACTACGAGAAAGAGTCTCAGCAGTTCTGCGAAGGGCACCTGCATCAGCAGTTGGAGCAAGCAGGTGCTCTCCTGCACCAGCCATCAGCTTCTTGTACGCCTTGGGGTTGGACTTCAACGCTGTAGCTGCCGCTTGAGGAGAACCGAAGCCCATTTCTTTAGCCCTCCGAGCAAGCTCGGGGAGCGGTGAGGATTCACGCCAGCCTTCACGCAGCCCTTCGATAGGGTGCATGACGCGGTTCACCATCTTCTCAGAGCCGCCGAGTAGCGTCTTGGTGCCCTTGCCGATACGGCCCAGGCCCGACAGCCCCATCTTCAGTGGCTTCTGGATGCCGCCGGAGAACAACTTCTGACCGGCCTGTCGGAGGAAGTCCGCAGCGCCTGACATCTTCTGGAGTTCGTCAGCGAACGCCTCCAGGGATTGTGTGCTCAGTGGGTCACCCACGACTTCAATTCCTCGAGTTGTTCTGCCAGTTCGCGATTCCGCTTCTGCATGTAGTCATACGCTACCACGAGCTTCGCTGCCTGGACATCCTCTGTTTTGTTCTCTTCGAGCTTGAGTGCCTCCGGCCCTTTCTCTTTGAGCTCAGAGTACCTCTTCTCAACTGGTGCTGGATCTCTCAACAGAAAGCGCTCGACGTTATTCCCCGCACTCGCATGCACATCGGGATGAGGCTTCATGTTAAGGGGGTGTTCGTCAGCGAACCTTCCGGTGCAGAAGTCACATCGTCCGTCGAGGTCGTCGGTGTCGACGTTTCCACAGACTTTGCAGTGGTAGGTCGGTTCGGAGAGGACTCCCTTGGCAAAATCCAATGGAGTCGGGAGGTAGACGACTCCCTCGTCGAGGGCACAAGCAGCAACGTATCTCTGAGGCTCATCACCGTAGGTCTCTTTTCGAATCGTATTCGCGATGTCGACCCCGGCCATGAGCTGCGAGAGAGTACAGCGCTGCGTGATGTCGAATCTTGGTACGTTATTGTTCAGGGCTTGGATGATCTTCTCGAAGATGTGCCACTCGCTCCAAAAGCCCATTGTTGAAGTGAGCACGCGCACAGCTTGAATCTTCTGCCAGTTGTGCTCGCTGACAGAGGTTGCTCTGAAGGTGGTGAGGATCTCTCTCTTCAGAGTGTCAGGCTCCCACTCCAACCACTCGGTGCCGAACTTCTCCATCAGCACGAGAGTGAGCGCCACTGGATGAGCGTCATGGAAGCTGAAGAACCGGATGATGGGTTCCAGCGACGCCTGCACAGGAGCCGGGGCCTTCGTAATGTCCAGGCCCCATTTTGCCATCCCCGCTTCCATCAGATCTCCTAGACAACCGCTTGAGTGATCTCGCTGTTCTCAGGATGGTCCGAGGCCAGGCGGGAGATGATCTTCTTCTGGGGCAGTGGCATCGACTCGAAGATGCCTGCTGGGTCCTTCAGGAACTCCTTGCACATGCTCTCGGTCAGGATCTGACGAAGCCTGGGCAGGTGGTTCTGCGCTAGGCTGACGAGCTGGTCGTTGGTCACGCGGTCGTTTCCATCCTCCCACACCACGTCAGCTTGCTTGTTCATGCCGAAGGTCGAAGCCCACGGATCGAGGATGACGTGGTCCCAGCCACGATCGAGCCCGTGCTTCACGTCGAACCTTCGCAACACTTCAGCGTAGGTACCCGGCTCCAACGATGCACGCTTCTCGAAGAGCTCGTCGAGGAATCGGCGATCATTGCCAGGCTGGCAGGCGATCTTCCTCATCTCGACCGCAGCTTTCAGGTGACCGCTCGGTGCCCACTCGGTGGCGCCGGCGTCGAGAATCTCGGGGTCGACGGGGTAGCCAATGGTGTACGCCTTGGCGGCCAGCTTCACCGCGTACTGCCGGCGAATCTCTGGTTGCATGCGGTTCCGCTTGTCCTGGAAGTAGTCCTCGGCCTTCTTCACGAGGTCCCACGTGTGGATTGGGTAGAAGCGACGGCCATCAGGCAGCACCACCGCGTAGTCGCCCGGATCGTTCGAGCTGGCAACCTTCATCTTTGGCGCTGGACGCTTGCCGGTGATGTCGGCAACCTTCTCCTTCGGAGCAGCCTTTCCGGCCATCTTCTCCATCACCGCCGGCGGCTTCAACTCGAACTGCTTGCAAGCGTCGACCAAGTTGGCCGCAGCCATCTTCTGAGCACCTTCGGGTAGCTTGTCACCATGCTCCATGAAGTAAATGACTGACATCGCTGTGGTGCCCGGATCGTGGCATGCGAACTTCCGCATCACGTGGCCAGAGTCGATCGCAACGAGAGCGAAGTCCTCGTTCGCCAGCTTCTCCATCGGGCGCACGTCGGCTTCCTTGATGATGTCAGGGAGAGCCGAGGCGGCCGGGAACTTGGTCTTCAGCGTGGCACCTTTGTCGTCGTACCAATCCAGGGTCACGCCAGCGTACTTGTTCTTCATGGGCTTCTCCTGACTACGGATCTGAGCTTTCTTCTCTCTCAAGGTGGCACCACCTGCAACACCCCCGAGCAAACTGCCGGCTGCGGGAAGTACTTTGCTGATGTTCCCTGTGCCTCTACCCCATGCTGCCCCGGTCAGGCCACCTGCTGCACCACCTGCTGCACCACGGAGAGCGCCACTACCTCGTTCACCTTCAGGAGCAGCAGCGGCACCTGCGGCAGCTCCGAGCCCGGCGGGCAGGCTCACAGCCTTGATTGCTCGAGCTCCGAGGTCCTTGGCCTCTTCAGCGCCGGCGCGCACGGTCTCACGGGCTGTACCGGGCAGCTCTTTGTGAAGTCGAGACCAGAAGGGGCCCAGTTCTTCTTCGAGAAGGGGGCGAATGTTCTCTCGAACACCCTCCAAAAGACCCTTCCCGGCTGATCTTCCCAGGCTGTCAGCAATCCCTGCGGTCTTGAGCTTCTTCATGCAGTCCTCACGCTGGAACGTAACGGTGGCGGGCTGTTCTGGTCAATCGAAAAACCCCCACCAACCACGTCATAAGTATCCTGAACCTAAACCCAAAACCACAGGAGGTTAGCCCGTGAGCGAAGAGGTTCTGATTGGAGAATGTTTGAATGGTGATAGGCACCCGGACTGTGCTCACTTCACAGGGCAGCATCTTTGCCCTGCGGCTGAGGGCGTAGGAGGCAAGTGCTGCTTTGGCGTTCGCCATGAATATGGTGATCAAGACTGCCAAGCCTGTGTCCTCAACAGAGAATGTGCCTCTCTAACACATGGTGTCGTCAAAAGCGACGTACGCCATGCACCCAGAATCATACGCCCTGGAATCGCTCCAGCGAAGAGCGCAGTGCGTATGGCTGTTGCGCCAGGTACTCAGACGCAACAAGTGCAACGAGGTCGGTTGCCCATCTTGCAGGACTATGGTCCTCAACCTGGGGAGCCACTTCTGATACAGCAGCCCATCAATCCGGAGCCGCTGCAACTGAACCCGAAGGACGGGTTGTTCAAGAGGTTCCTGAAGGTGAGCTCGTGGGGCGCCGGCGAAGGATTCTTCGAGATGGGCCTCAACTTCTTCCGGAAGAGACGTCCGGAATAACCTACATACGTTATGAGTGGAGGAGCGAATGGCCGTACATCTGTTCCACCTGAAGCTGGCGACGCTGAGACAGCAGTCTCGCTGGCCTGACCAGGAGGACTTCGCGAGTCGAGTAGGGCTGAGCCTGGGTGGCTACAGGAAGTACGAAACGGGAGAGCGCATCCCCAGCCTGGAGGCACTGCAGCAGATCTTCGAGAAGGCCAACATCGAACCACGGCTGGCCGACGAGGTGTTGAACCTACGCAACGACGCAAAGGCGGCGCAGGTAGGGCTCAAGCCCCATTTTGGTCAGACGTCTACGGTAGATTCCGATGCGTTGGCTAAACGCATACGAGGAGAGATCATCTTCGTGCTGAAGCAGGCTGGAGTCGCAGTACCGAACGCCTCGGGTGGGGTGATCGAGAAGCGTGTCTCCATGATCCTCAAGTCAGTGCTCGGAGTGTGACATGGTGGAGTGCCGCTTCACAGAGAAGGACCCCGACAAGGCGTACCTCACCAACAACCTGTTGTTGCCGAAGAGGTTCGTCAACGCTTCCGTGATCAAGGCGGCGCTCACGTTCACGCTGAACGATGAGGAACCGATCCTGGACGAGCAGACCAATGAGCCCATAGGGACAAGACCCAAGGTGCTCAAGCTCTGGGATGAGACGAACAACCACGTCATCGTCCCTCGGGATTTCCTGCCGCCTGAGCAGTACCCAGAGTTTCGATGCCAGTTCGAGATGGTGCCACCACCAGACTTCGAACAGGTCCGTATCGACGACCTCATCGAGCTCCGAGACGCCGAGCAACAAGAGGCGTTTGACTCCCTGATGAACAACTACAGCGGTACCCTCAACCTGTCCTGTGGGAAAGGGAAGACTGTTATTGCGTTGAAGGCCGCCGCCAATCTCAAGGTGCCAACACTCGTAGTGGTGAACACCACAGCTCTACTTGAGCAGTGGAAGGAGGAGATCGAAAGGCACCTGGGTGTCGATAGCATCGGCATCCTTCAGGGACAGACTCATGATTGGAGAAGACACCCGATCGTCCTGTCTATGGTCCACACGCTCTCAGCGAGACGGTGGCCCATGGAATTCAGACGTCGGTTCGGCCTGGTTCTCTACGATGAGGGGCATCACATGAGCGCCCCGGTCTTCGTACTCAGTGCAGATCTGTTCTACGGTAGGAGGTTCTCTCTCACCGCAACAGCATCACGCACCGACGGGTTGGAGGTGATCTACCAGTACCACTTGGGCCGGGTCATCCACAGCAACCTCACTCAAGAGCTCGTTCCTAACACCGTCTTCCACCTGCTGAAGTGGGAGATGCCACCTGCTCACAGGAAGCTCGTGGTGGACAGGAACGACGACATCAGCATCCCAAGAGTACGAACGTACCTCGGGCGTCTTGAGTGGCGGAACAACCTGATCTACGACCACCTGCTTCGTGACGTCGAAGAGGGCAGGCAGATACTCGTGCTCAGCCACAGCGTGAACCACGTGGAGATGCTCTACAACTACCTGAGTGGCATGGGTGCAGGGATGATCACAGGGGAGACCCCGCAAGAGAGCCGCATGGCAATCCTGCGGAACGGTAACCCCATCTTCGGCACGTTCCAGTTGGCCAGAGAGGGGCTCAACAAGCCCTCACTCGACACGCTGTACGTGGTCACTCCGTTCAGTAACTCGAACGACCTGCAACAAGCATGGGGTCGTATCCAGAGACGGTTCGCTAACAAGAAGGAACCTCTCGTCAGAGTCTTTGAAGACGCGGCATTCACATGCAGCGTGAAATCGTGCGGGAACCTGAGAGGGGTCCTGCGTAGGTTCAACTACCCGTACGAACGGGTGACATGGGAGACACAATGAAAGACCTCAACTGGGATCGCATGGCTGTCGTGACCGCGTTGCACGGCGAGAAGTACCTCGGGTGGATTCCCGAAGAGATGGGAGACCCAAAGAAGTACCTGGACGAGAACTGCACGGCTGGGAAGCCGGTTGTGATCCACGATGCTCGCAACCTGATGGGCCAAGCTCAGCCCAACATCGACGCACGGGGCAACATCCTCGGCATCTCCAAGATGCTGTTGCTGATGCCGATCGACGCGATGAATGGGCCACTGCCTGTCATCAATGTCATTTCCTCCACGTGGTACCTCGTACCGGAGAACGACAGCGTCAGGAAGAAGTTCGAAGAGCTGCTGAACGCTTCGGTTGAGACTGAGGCTCGTCTGTCAGCATCAGATGCAGGGATTCACATCCCAGGATTGAGGCGGCCACAGTGAGTGAGCTCAAGCCTTGGAGCCGAGAGTGGAAAGAGGCTCAGCTCTTCGCCTATTACGAGCAGTGGAAGAACTGCGTCGAGTGTCCTCTCAGCCAGGCCCGAGAGAATGTGGTCTTCGGCATGGGGAATCCCGATGCCAAGCTGCTGCTCATTGGTGAAGGGCCAGGCGAGGAGGAAGACGCTGAGGGTGAGCCCTTCTGCGGCACGTCTGGAAAGCTCCTTCGAGGACTGGTCCAGAACGCAGGTCTCAAGTGGGAGGATCTCTACGTCACCAACTTGGTTGGTTGCCGTCCAACGGACGACAAAGGGAAGAACCGAGACCCTTCCACTACAGAGCGTGATGCGTGCCAGCCAAGGGTTCACCAGATCATCTACGTGGTGGACCCGTTGATTGTGGTGCCAGTAGGCAAGGCCGCTCTGAAGGCGCTGGCCCGAGGAAGGGACTGGGCCATCACTGAGCATCGAGGCGTGGTGTTCAGCTCGCCTCACGTATCGGCCAAGTTGACAGGGGACCGGAACAGCGTTGAGATCCCCGGCCACATCTTCCCCAGGAAGGACACAGAGAAACGAGAGGTCTGTCTGGAGTACGACATGATCCCGATTCTCCACCCAGCGTATCTGCTCCGCGAGGACAGCTACGATGAAAAGACTATGAAGTTCCCCCCAGATGGGGTGACGCATCGTACATTCGAGGACCTCAAGCGAATCAAAAAGATGTTGAACGCGCTGGAGAAGGAGTACGCCTCGATCCCCCGCTTCGAAAGGAAGTGACATGAAACCAGTCATCGGTAGAGTCAGGCCCAAGATACAAGCCAACCCGGTCGCCACCCCGGTAGTGGCTCCAGCCCCCGCTCTGGCACCGACTGGGCTACCCAAGCCCAAGGTTGCCCCCCAGAAGGTGGAAGACCCAGCGCTCGCTGAAGCGAGAGTTGCAGTCGAGAACTACGAGCTCCAGCGAAGGATGCTCAACGAGATGAGGGAGGACTGGGAGAAGAACTACCCAGAGGCCTACCTGGCTCGTCAGGACATTCTGCGACAGGAAGACCTTGTTACAGATGCCATCGCCAAGGCCAAGCCTTTGATCGCTGCCATCAAGCAGACCATCGGGGAGTTCAAGGCCACCAGGAAGTTCAAGAAAGCCCACTACGACGAGAAGGAAGTCACACAGATCCTGTCGTCGTTGGAGAACAGGCTCGAGGTCTTCGAAGAGATGATCTCCAGTGGCATCGTCGATGCCATCGGGCTCAACCGTGAGGCCACCATTGCGTGGTTCGCACAGCGACCTGGCTATGCCGAGGCTTTCCACCCGGCGTTCAAAGAAGAGCAAGAGGACACCTGCGCGGTCACTACTCCTAAGCTCTGAGGTGTCACATGACGGATGAAGTAGTCGAGGTCAACGACGTTGGCCTGCTCGATCGTGTCACCCGCAATCGCAGGTGGGAGATCGAGAAGGATGACGGAAAGGTGACTCGCAGAGAACAGAGCCAACAACACCCCATACCGGAGGACATCATGGCAGCACTTGAGCAGCACATTGGTGACGCCCAGGCGAAGATTACGGTCGGCGCCGAGCTCGGGCACAGCAAAGAGTACGGCTGCAAAGCCCAAGCCTTTGTGAGTGTGTCCGTCACCTGCAACAACAATGAGACCGACATCGGTGCAGTCCACGGGATCGTTCAGCCGTTCGTGCGGCAGCTCGTCAACGCGGATCTGGATCAGATGAAGGAGGACCGGGACACCCACATGGGTACTACGGCTCCAGCGCCGACCACCGGCAAGGTCAGCAATCCTCCCAGGGCAAATGCCAAGCCCCCTACCGCTCAGCCAGTCGCCGCGGCCAAGCCTGGAGTCCAACGGCCATCATTCCGGAGGTAGGGGATGTATGTCCGTTCCGAAACAAAATCAGGAGTGGCCGACGCCGTAGTGGCGATCGAGGGCAAGTTCAAGTTCCGGCCTGACGTTGACGTCGTTCCGGCCATGGAAGTGACGATGGTCTACCTGAACAGCGGGACCAAGACCACGTACGGAACATGCCCATTCACCACCTTCAGCCCGAAGACCATCGAGGCCATGCTCGAATTCATGAAGTGTGCAGAGCAAGACTTCGGTGAGGTCGTGTTTGAGGGTGGCATCGTGACTCCGTTCGGCCCGTTGGCAACACCACCGGGAGGAGCAGAGTCAGGCAACGGCCTTCCAAAAGGCCTGGGAGAGGAGAAGTAAACTATGGCCGCACTAGAGGATCGAGTCCTCACGAAGATACTCAAAAGCGGGTCCTTCAACGAAGCGACCCAACGCGGCCTGTGCGAAGAGCATTTCCTCAACCCCGATTCCCGGATGATCTTCCGATTCTTGAAACAGCACTGGTACAACCCTGCTACCAGCGGCACCCTCCCCACCATCCAACGTGTTCGCCAGCGATGGCCGGCGTTCACGCTCACGGCTACCAGCCAGGATGAGGAGGGGGCACTCATAGCTCTCATCGACGAGCTGAAGATGAAGTCCTTCGAGTCCGATGTTTGGGCTTTCTCGGACTACTTCAAAGAGCTGGTCGAGGAAGATCCGGTCAACGCCATCGCCGTTATGAAGAAGCGGATGATGGAGATCGAGGTGAAGCTCAGCACAGGGGAGCAGTCCAGAGGGATGGGACTCCAAGAGATTCTGTCGATGGCCAAGGAGCACTATGATAACGCCCAGACGGGCGCCATCTACGGTGTCCCGTGGCCGTGGCCGTGTCTCACTGAAGACACTCTCGGCAAACGTGGTGGTGACTTCGTAGTGTTCTACGGACGCATGAAGAGCATGAAGACTTGGATTCTGCTCTACTGCGCGGCCGTCGACTACCTGAACCACAACAAGCGAGTGATGGTGTGGTCGAAGGAGATGTCCCCGATGAAGTTGGGTCTCCGCATGGCGACCCTGCTGGCTCGGGTGGACTACCAGCTTTTCAAGAAGGGCTTGCTCCCACCCAAGGTGAGAGAGAGCTGCTTCAACGTGCTGGAGTCTCTGATCACAGGCAACGTGAAGCACGACCTGCGTCGTGGGCTAGCCACGGGGATGAGAGATCTGGTTCTGTTGGCCGGCAAGGATGCCCCCCGGAATCTCGAGGGGCTGAAAGAGAAGGTCAACCAGTTCCAACCCGACGTCATCTACCTGGACAGCTTCTACCACATGGACTCCGCGAGGTCGGAGCAGATGACCGTTCGCTGGCAGCGCGTAGCAACGATGGCTGAAGACGTGAAGGCGTATGCCGAAGACGTCCACCTACCCATCGTCGCCGTGCACCAAGCCAACCGATACGGTGAGAAAACCTTTGGCAACACCCTGGCGGACCTGGCAGATGCCGACGTCATTGCCCGAGAAGCTGACCTCATCATTCGTGTGTTGAAGCCGCCGGGGTACAACGAGTTACACGAAGAGGAGTACGAGGAGGAGTTCATTCGGATGCTACGCGACAAGAAGGTAGCACCCACCCCTGCACAAAGACGCCTACCCCGCATCAAGCTGGGCAAGGAAGAAGTGCAGGGCAGTGGACCTTCCGTGAATGCCCGTCTGATGGAGAAGCTGCAAGAGCAGTCGGGCATCAAGAGAGTGGGCGGCGAGCTTGCTCTGGTGTTGGGCGGCAATCGAGAGGGCACGCTGGAGGCCTTCACGATCAAAGCCATCCCTTCGTACAACTTCAACCTCATCACCGACAAGCCGGACATGAAGCGCGTCAAGGAGTGGATGAAGATCGATGACAAGGGTGACGACTCTCCCGACACCAAGAAGGACAAAGCGCAGCCGAAGACCTCATCGGCTGACTTCTCCAAGGCCTTGGCGAACTCCGGGATGAAGTAATGCTGGCACTCGCTGACGAGATTGCTCAGAAGCATCTCAAGCGGGTCAGGATCAAGGACGAGTTCATCTCGGCTGCGTGCCCCTTCCACAAGGAGGGTCACGAGTCGAGACCCTCGTTCTGGGTCAACCGCCAGATCGGGAACTGGGGATGCTTCACCTGTGGTGAGCATGGCGGTGGGCTCAAATGGCTGCTCAAGAGATTGGGCGTCAGCACGGCCCACATCGAGGCTCAGCTCGAAGAGGCCGAGAAGCAGGCGAAGCAGAACATAGACATTGAGAAGGCTCGATCTCGGAAGAAGGCACGGAAGCCGTTCGTTGGCGAACACATCCTGCCTGACGCTCTGCTCGGAGTCTTCGACTTTCTTCCCCTGGACCTGGTGAAAGCCGGGTTCGACAAGGAAGTCCTGAGAGATCACGAGATTGGGTACGACCGGCGCAATAACCGCATCACTTTCCCCATAAGGGACCTGTTCGGGAACCTCATAGGTCTCTCAGGCCGGGCCACCCTGATTGGGGAGGAGCCAAAGTACCTCATCTACAGTGGGCGCCGAGTCATCGAGGGCAAGGAGGTCCTCGGTGAGCTCGGTGAGTGGTACCCGGACTACACCAACGAAGGCATTCGTGACCACTTGTGGAGGTTGGACAAGTGCTACGAGCGCCTCATGAAGAACGAAGGAGGGCAGGAACAGCTCATCATCGTTGAGGGCTACAAAGCAGCCTTGTGGATGGTTCAGAACGGCTGGATCAACACGGTAGCCCTCATGGGCGCGAGGATGTCCCCAGGCCAGGAGCGGATTGTCCGCAGCCTTGGCGTGGAGACGTTCGTCTTTCTCGACAACAACCGACCCGGTCGGGAAGGAAGTACTCGAGTTTGTCAGAGGGTCGCGGTAAGTACATTCCCAGTTTATGAGGTCACATATCCGGGTGACTGCGATGAGGCAGCGCAACCGGATGACCTCATTGTTGAAGAGCTCATAGCAGCTCTCGGTAACTCAAAGCGTATTGGAGGAAAGAGCCATGTCAGAAGAGATGTACGACAGTTGGGACGACAGTCTGGAGGAAGACCGTCAATCTGGAAGAAGCAGCAGCGGTAAGAAGTGGGGCTTGCTGTGGCGGCCTACTGAGGCGCCCACCAAGATCCACCTGAGCCGGCCCGAGAAGCCCTACGTCCATCCGACGTCGGGAAAGGAGTTCCCCTTCCGAGCCAGCAAGCGGCACTTCTTGCCGGGCAAGGGCAAGGCCAAGAAGGGTGCCTTCATCGAGTGCGGCGTGGAGCGGGGCGAGCAGTGCGTCGTGGACGCCTACATCAACCCGGCAGCGTACGGGTTGGTCAACGTGGCCCCGGATGCCAGCCTCGCTCAGAACTGCGCGGCCAAGATGTACTACGCAGTGGCCGGCTGGATCGAGGAGGAGTTCCACCTCGTCGACGTCGAGAACCAGAGCGGTGACGGCACTCACAAAGAGCGCTGGCGCTGCCTGGGTCGAGGCTGCCAGTACTGCACGGACCAGTGGCCGATGGTGTTCGGCCAGCGGTTCTACATGGAGGTCAGCCCCGGTCAGTGGAGACACTCGTTCCACGACCTGCACAAGCGCATCGAGAACACCTACTGCAAGTGCGGTGGGACTCTCTACGTGCCCAGCTTCGTCTGCGCTGGATGCGAGAAGTTGGTACTCGACGTTGCCACCTACTGCGATTGCGGTAGCGACGACGTCAGCCTGAACACGGAGACGGGTCAGGCGGGCTGCGGCAAATGCGGGAAGAGCTGGTCCGGGTTCTACACCGAGCACCAGAAGATCTACGAGGAGAGCAACGAGGCGTACAACTGCCGAGACTGCGGGCACAAGGGCTTCCTGAAGCCCACCCGCATCTGCTCGACGGAAGGCTGTGCTGTGCAGCCGTACGGCATCTTCGATTGTCAGCTCACCGTTCGGGTGACTGGCGACAAGAAGGAGAAGCGACTCCTCATCGACGCGCACGTGATTCAGGAACCGGACCCCCGTCTGTTCGATCCCACCTTCCAAGGGAACGACGAGCGAGCAGCCCAGGTCGCTGAGTCCTTTGCGAAGCCGATCGATCTCGAGTACCTGCTCAAGGCTCCGAGCGCGGACGAGCAGTGCAAGGTCCTCGGCAAGCCCAATCCGTTCAACGCCGTTGCGCGTGGCGCTGCTCGCTACGCGAAGTACGACGCCGGCGGTGAGGGAGAGGCCCCGGCTGGTGATGACCAGGCCGTGACCGAGTAGTTCAACGTCAACCCAGGGGTGCGCTGGCGAGAGCTGGCGCACCCCTTTTCTTATGGAGCGTGCATGTCCGGTAGGCAGTTCAACATCGGAGTGCCACTACCCTCGTACATTGACACCGACGAGCAAGCCCAAGATCTCCTGCACATGACTCTGCGGAAGGTGCAGGAGGATCCAGGAGACCTCATAGGGTTCGACACAGAGACCACCGGCAAGAAGATGCCGTTCAAGGTAGGCAACAAGTCTCCCTTGGACTGGATGACTGACACTGTCACGTTCTGGTCTCTGGGGTTTCGATACCG